AAGAAAGAAACGGATATATCGTTAAAAAAGGTATTGATGAATCTACTTTGGATTACATTGACCCAATGAAAAATAGAAAATATCATTCATCTTATTCACAAGCATTAAAGAAATTAAATTTAATTGCAGGTGAATTAAATAGATTGAATGAAAATGAACAAGGTACTGCATTGTTTGGTGAACAAAAAAAGTTTGTTTTAAAAACACCAAAATCTGATGTTCCCGCACCTGCACCCGTTGCACCCGCACCTGAAATGCCGGCAGCACCATCACCTGAACCAGCACCTGCTCCTATGGGAGATGAGGCAATGCCTGAACCACCAAGTGATGATATGATGCCGGATGATATGGGTATGGAAGAACCACCAAGTGATGATATGATGCCAGATGATATGGGTGGTGAAGGAGATGAAGGTCCTGTGACATTGAAACAAGTTCAAAAGTTAACCGGTAAATTGGGGCAAAAATTAAGAGCTTACGCATCTGAACAAGAAATGACTTCTGAAGATGTTAAGTATGTTCTTAATTCTATCTTATCAGCTGTTGATTTGAATTTATTGGACGAAACTGATAAGGAGGATATCTTATCAAGATTTGAAGGAGAGGAAGGTGGTGAAGATGGTTCTAGTTATGACGAAATCGGTATGGAACCAACTGAACCTGATACTTCTGATTTGGACATGGGTGATGAAATTACTGCTGAACCTGAAGTAGGTGAAGGTAATAGTTACAATTCTAAGATAAATGCAATTATGGACGGTATGTTTACTGAGTCTAAAGTTGATAAAATATTATCTAAGTATTTTGTTGAAACACCTGAAGAAAAAGAACTTAACGAATCAAAAAAAGTACAAACTTATATTAAGAAAAAAATAAACAAAGTTAGTGTTATGGAAGAAGTTAAAAATCTTTCAGAAACAATTGAACAAGAATTAACATCTGAATTTATTTTAAGGGAAAATGAAGGTGCTAAATTTATTGGTAAAACTAACTTGAAAAACTTAGTATTTGAAAACGAGGGAAAACAAATTAAGGTTTCTCCAAAAGGTGAAATTCTATGAACCGTTTAGTTTTCGTAAATGAGTTAGGACCAAACTTTAGAGGCGACAACCTTTATGAGTTTATATTCTCAGACAACGAAGACGTAAGCGGGGAAGATTGGGAATCATCACCAGCTGGTGGAAATCCACAACCCCCTCATATAGACTACATAACAAAAGTTGGAGTTCTAAAAAACGATAAAATAAAACTTAACGTTATTCAGAACTCTGACTTTTTTTCTTTCTACGACGCAGTTGATAAAGTGATTGCATTATCGTGGGAAGACATTGAAAATGAATACTATAATGAAGAAGATACAAGATTGGTATTTCATTATGGTGATAGTGAACAAGATGTTATGTCAAAACTATACGAGAGGGATATTATATTAACATTTGAAAAAAATTTAACACATGTCTAACATTGGTGAAAAAATAGAAAAATTGATAAGTAATGGTTTTACTTACAACACCCTAAGAGGTTTGAATGAATCTCAGATTGGGTTATTATATACAAGATTGGTTGAACAACCAACAAATCCTAACTTAGAAAAAAACATTCAGGGATTGGATTTATTGAATAGAAAATTAACCGATGTTGAGTTAAAAATGAAAAAATTAGGTTTAGCCGAAAAAAATATTGATGAAGATGATTTTGGATTAGACGCTGACCAAGATTATACAGGACAATTAGGTGCTCACGGTGAGATTCAATCTGCCGATGATGGTATGGATGATGATACATCACCACAAAATAATGATAGAAAAATGGTAGGTGAAACTGAAGTAACCGAAAAGTTTCAATCAAAATCACAACAAAGATTATTTTGGGCAAAATGTGAAAACTCAAGAACTGAGAAAGCCAAAAGAAAATGGTGTAAATGGGCTAAAGAATTTTCAGATGATACTGATTTCAGTAAATTACCTGAAAAAAAGAAGAAAGATATGCAAGAATTGGAGGAAAGCTTGACTAAGTTAATTGAAAAGCATATACCTGAACATATCACTAAAGGTCAATTAATGAAAATGTTTGAAGGTTCAACTAAATCGGCACCGGCACCTGCAAAGGTACCAACTGTAAAACCAGGTGAAAAAGTAAAACAACCTGGTAAGAAGAACCCTTTTAAAATTGAACCTGCGCAAAAACCAAATCCAAAAGCTGAGATGACTGAAGCGGGAGTTGGAGCACCAGCTCCAACAAAAGCACCTGTTAAGACACCAACAAAAACACCAAGTAAAGCACCTGGTAAGAAAAATCCTTTCAAGATTGAACCGGCACAAAAACCAAATCCAAAAGCTAAAGGTCCAAAATGGTTGAGCTATAATACATTCACCTCAATGGGTTACAAGTTAAAATAATGAAAAACAAAAGAAAAATATTTGAAGCTCCAATTGATGAGCCAACAGGTTTTAGTATAAACCCTGATTTAAAAAGGGCAATTGAAAGAGGTGAAACACCACTTTCTAATAGTCCATTTATTCCTAAAAAGGGTGAAGATGATAGACAATCATTTGAAGAAATTGCAGCATCTAAAAGATTTAGAGATGTTGTGACAAAACTTGAAAGATATTTGGGAATGAATGTTCCTAACAATATGGGTGGACTTCAAATGATGATGATGAGATTGTTTGGTGAGGTTAGTCAATTTGAAAGTTCAAGAAGACAAGAACTTGAACAATTGGCAAAAGATTTAGTATCAAATGAATTGGTTGACCCAAAATATGCCGAATTTATACAATTTGACCCTAAGTTGGTTGGAATGGGTGAAGCGGGGAATGAAAATTTCCAAGCAGAACCTGAAGAGTTTTCATCTGAAGATATTGAATTAGCATTTGAAGATTCAGGTGAAGATTTAGAAGAATTTGTAGATGCGTTTGAAAACTTTGATTACATGGTTGCAAAACGTAGATTTATGAACGCAATTATTCAAGGTGCCGCTAAAAAGGGTCACTTTATGTTTGAATTAATCAGAGATTCATTGGAAGAAATGGAACCTGGTATTACTGACAAGTATGGTGCTTTGATGGCAATGAATGATTACTTGTATTGGTTATTACCACCTGAAATGGTACAACAAATGGCTGCGGCGGGACAAAATATGGGTGGTTCTGAAGAAGTAGAAATGGAACAAGATGAGGACGGTGAATATACTGGTAATTTTGTTGTTAGAGCAAAGGCGGTTATGTTCCCAATTTTGGTTCATGAATTAATTAAAGGTTATTACGATATTTTAGGTGCGGCATCTTTACCAACTGACCCAATTCAAGCTCAAATGGTTAAACAAACTGCTGACACATTAGTAAACGAAATATTTGATATTATCACAGGTACATATTTGTGGGAAAAATTGTTGGAAACATATCCTGCAAAAGTATTAGAAGACAACATGAAGATTGTTCAAAGTTTAATTTTCAGAGAGTTTTCTAAATTACCAAAAAACAAATTCACATCATTAGCCCAAAGAGTTAATAAGGGTGATGCAACTGCGTATACTGAAATGGAACGTATTGCTGACCAAATCATCGATGAGTTAAACAAACAAGATTTAGAAGAAATTTTAGGTAGTTCAAACTATGAAGATGATGACGATGACGACACTATGGGTTATCCATCTGACGATGATGATGACGATGATGTTGACTTGAGTTTCTTAAGTGATTTAGGTATTGATACTCCGCCAACCAAGTAACGGAGTATTTATAAGGGATGAGTATCACAAAAGAACAAGCCCTTATAGAATATGCTAAGTGTGTCAAAAACACTCCATACGCTTTAAGAAATTATTTACAAACGTATGACAACACACAGTCAAAATACGTTCCGTTGGATTTATTTCCTGACCAAGAAACCTTAGTAGAAGATTATGATAACTACGAGGAAAACATTGCCTTAAAATATCGTCAAGCCGGTGTATCAACAGTTACTGCCGCTTGGGCGTCTAAAAAAGTAGTTTTTGCAAACAAACAAAAACCTGAAAAAATTCTTGTAATTGCCAACAAATTAGATACTGCGGTAGAATTTGCTAATAAAATTAGAGGGTTTACGGAACAGTGGCCAAATTGGATGGGGGTATCATTTTCATCTGAAAAGAATTCACAAAGACACTTTAAATTATCAAATGGGTGTGAAGTCAAAGCGGTTGCAACTTCACCTGATGCACTTCGTGGTTATACCCCTACCGTATTGATATTTGACGAGGCTGCGTACATCGAAGCTAATGACGATTTCTGGGCAGCTTGTATGGCATCGTTATCAACAGGTGGTAAAGTTATTGTAATTTCAACACCAAACGGATATGATGCAATCTATTACAGTATCTATGAACAGGCTATTAAAGGAATGAATAGTTTTAAAGTTACTGAAATGTATTGGTGGAGAGACCCAAGATATACTAAAGATTTATACTTTATTAAAGTCAAAGATTTAATTCACTATTTTTTAAATCGTGATGAATACCCCAACCCTGAGATTATTAGTTTTGATGGTGTACCAACAAGTCAAAGAAATTTTGGTGATTTCAAAAAATTAATGGATGATGGTTACAAAGTAAGTTCTGGTTGGTTTGAAACTATGGCCAAAAAGTTAAAATTTGATAAGAGAAAAATTTCTCAGGAGTTGGAATGTAACTTTTTAGGTTCGGGAGATAACGTATTCGATGCACAATTAACTGATAAGATTAGAACTGAAATGGTTCGTCAACCTGAATCAAAGATGGTTCAAAATCAATTATGGATTTGGAAAGAACCAGTTGTTGGTCACAGATACATTATGGGTATGGACGTATCAAGGGGTGACTCTGAGGATTTTACATCATTCCAAGTTATCGATTTTGACGAAAGGGAACAAGTTGCCGAGTATGTTGGAAAACTTCCTCCTGATGTTGCGGCTGAAATTGCTTATAAGTGGGGAAATTACTACGATGCGTTTATTGTTATTGATATTACGGGTGGTATGGGAGTTTCAACATCAAGAAAATTACAAGAATTGGGTTATAAAAACTTATATGTTGATGGAATTAATTATGGTAATATTTGGGAGTCAACTGTTAAGTCTAATGAAAAAATACCGGGTATAAACTTTAATGGTAAAAGGGTTCAAATTATTGCGGCGTTTGAGGAAGCGTTAAGACATGGATTTAAATTGTATTCTGCTAGATTACTTGGTGAGATGAATACGTATGTTTATATAAACGGACGACCTGACCACATGAAAGGGCAACATGATGATTTAATTATGTCAATGTCAATGGCTTTATATGTTGGACAAAACGCATATAATCAACTTGAAAAGGTTAATGAACAAACAAAGGCTATGTTAAGCTCTTGGACCGTAGCTGACGACAGTACAAATAGAGAAATAACACAATTTAATCCGGGAATGCCTGTTTTATCACCAACAGGATATAACGATGCTTTTTCATCAAATCCAACAAAAAAGGATTATGAACAGTATTTATGGTTATTCGGTAGAAGATAAAGTTTATTCATAAAAAAAAGATACTATATTTAGAGGGATGGCAGACAATTTCACCATATGGCAACGACTTACCAAAGTCTTTGGTCCCGACTCAACTTTGGGTCAACAGCCTCCAGTTTATAAATTTGATAAGAAGGAATTATTAAAAACCACAGATAAGCAAGAATTTGAGAAGGAAAAACTCCAAGCTCAACAGACAATGTATCTTGGTCAACAATGGGGTAAAGTAGAAAATAATTTATATTCTCAGGCAATTTATTATGAACCAACAAGATTGGCATCATATTATGATTATGAATCAATGGAATACACTCCTGAAATTTCCGCAGCTTTAGATATCTACGCTGAAGAATCAACAACAACAAATGAAGATGGATATATTCTACAAATATATTCAGAATCAAATAGAATTAAGGGAATATTAGCGGATTTATTTAATAACAGATTAGATATTAACACCAACTTACCAATGTGGACAAGAAACACTTGTAAGTATGGTGATAACTTTGTTTACTTAAAATTAGATTCTGAAAAAGGTATTATGGGTTGTCAACAACTTCCAAACATTGAAATTGAACGTTTGGAACGTGGTATGAAAATCAAACCATCACATAATACAACTGAGGATGCAAAATCTTTGAAATTCGTATGGAAAGTAAAAGATATGGAAATGAATACTTGGGAGGTCGCACACTTCCGTTTGTTAGGTGATGATAGAAAACTTCCTTATGGTACTGCTATGTTGGAAAAAGCAAGACGTACTTGGAAACAGTTGTTATTATCAGAAGATGCAATGTTGGTGTATAGAACATCAAGAGCACCTGAAAGACGTGTATTCAAAGTTTATGTTGGTAACATGGATGATAAGGACGTTGAACCATACATTCAAAGAATTGCTAATAAGTTTAAGAGAGACCAAGTTGTTGACTCAAAAACAGGTAACGTTGACTTAAGAATGAACCAAATGGCGGTTGACCAAGATTATTTCATTCCTGTTCGTGACCCAGCACAAACAAGTCCTATTGAAACATTGGCGGGAGCACAGAACCTTTCTGAAATTGCCGATATTGAATATATCCAAAAGAAATTATTAACCGCTCTTCGTGTACCAAAAGCGTTCTTAGGTTTTGAAGAAGTTGTTGGTGATGGTAAGAACTTGGCATTACAAGATATTCGTTTTGCGAGAACAATTAATAGAATTCAAAAATCAATGATTCAGGAATTAAATAAGATTGCAATTATTCACTTGTTTATTCTTGGTTTTGAAGATGAATTAACAAACTTCACATTAGGATTAACTAACCCATCAACTCAAGCTGATTTATTAAAGATTGAGAATTGGAAAGAAAAAATACTTCTTTATAAAGATGCGGTTTCTGACCCAGGTAACGGTATCCAAGCGGTATCAACAACATGGGCAAAAAAACACATTCTTGGATTCTCTGATGAGGAAATTAAATTGGATATCCAACAACAAAGAATTGAAAAAGCAGTTGGGGCTGAATTACAAAAAACTCCTGAGGTAATTATTCATACAGGTATTTTTGATAATATTGATAGATTGTATGGTAAGAAACCCGGTGAAACAGCCACGCCACCTGCTGAGGGTGACGATATGGGTGGAGCACCACCAAGTGGTGATATGGGTAGTTTAGGTGGAATAGGTGGAGGACCTGAAGATATGGGTGGAGCACCTGATATTCCTGAATCCCCTGAACCACCGGCTGGAGGTGAAGTAACACCTGAAAGTAAAATGAACGATTTAAATTTAATTTTGGAAGATGATTTAATTAGTGGTAGAGATGAAATTGATTTATCTAAAGGTAGAACATCAATTAATGAAATTGAAACCAAATTAAACGAATTATTAAATACTTAAGATATTTATTGATATGAGAAATTTTGGATTATTAAAAAGTATTGTTGAAAATGCTTTAGTTAAAACATACAAAACTGAAGATTTTAAACAAATTATAAAAGAATTTAGAGATTTTATTAAGGACAACAAATCCGTTGGTGAACTATATGTTGAATACGGTTCCTTAATGAAAACCAAAGGATTGAACGAAGAAGTTGCGAAAGAATTTTTGGGACTTTCAGTTGATTTCATAAAAAATACAATTAACAGTAACAAACGTGAATTTGAACAGTTCGACAGCTGGGTTGAAACTTTAGGAGAAAGTATTGATAATCAATATGAGTTATTAGATAACATGGTTTATGCAAAAACCGCCGATGATTTTACTAAATTGGTTGAATCAAGAAAACAAATGTGGAAGTTAATGTCAGAAACAAAAGAAGAATCAACAATCACAGAATCAGTTAACATTCCATTAGAATCTATGTTTGGTGTGGCAGCTGACACATTCGCAAAAGAATATTCACAATTAAGTGAATCTGAATTGTTTGAATTAAAATCAATCTTAAGAATGTCACAAGAAGAATTGAGTGAAGGTATTGAAAGATTGAAAACTGAGGTTCTTGGAAAACTTTCAAGTATTAACGAAAGTGATGATGATACCAACAAAAAATTAAATGAAACAAAGGTAAGAATAGAATCAACACCGATTGATTCCTTATCATATTACAAACTTAAAAAGTTGTCAGAAGGACTTTAAAATAAAAACCCCTCAAAAGAGGGGTTTTTTGTTATTCAGCTTTTTTGTCTGAACCTTTTGAGAAAATCTTCTCAACAACTGTAAGACCCAATCCACCACCAGCAATTAAACAAAGTGCATCAAACATATACTCAGGTGTTACACCATCTTTAGATGTAAATGTTGCAACATAAGCTAAGATAATTACGTTTAATAAAGTGAATAAAGATGCGAATCTTTTTGATGAAACGTCAGAACCGTTTCCTAGTAAATTCATAATAAAGTTTTTCATATTCTTGGTATTTGTTACCAATAAATATTAGTCAAAGTTACTTTGGGCGATTTGTTGTTTGTATATTGCTTTTTTTATTTGTTCCCTTTTCAAAGTTGTTTTTTTAACATACTCTTGTTTTGCACGAAGTTGTTCAATTTGTTTTGTTTTGATAACTTTGTGTTTGTAACGTTTTAAAGCTTTTTCCAAACTTTCACCTTTTTCTAAAATTATTTTTATCATATAAAAAATGTGTGTTATTGATATAAATATACAAATAAAATTAAATTTGTTAATAAGTTTTTTTTTATTATCTTTTCACTACAACAAATAAACATTTCACAAATGAAAAAGAATGAAAAAAGGAAAAACATCAAAATTGGATTTATTCCAAGATGCTAAGTGCTATTACGGTAGTGTAGATGCGACAGAATTAAAATCAATTTATTTAGTATTACAAACATGGGTAACACCCACACAAGAAAGGGATAATTGGGAAAGAGTAGTTGGGACAATATCTCGAACTATTAAACATAAAGTTTTAGAAGTTTACAATAAATCATTATTCAAAGAACATTTTATTGTTGATTTAGATTTAAGAACAAGTGGGATAAAAGTAGATAAAGCAAGTTTTTTAAATCTTGAAATTACATTCTTTACAAAAGAAAATATTGAGTTCAAATCTGAAAATATATCAACAGAATTAAATCACGTATTAAAAGAAGTTCACGACAATGTTTTAAAGAAATCAAAGTATTTTACCATTCAATATTCTAAAAACAAGTTGAAAAACAAAAACTTTGAGATATTCTAATATTTATTGATAAATATTTTAATATGAAGATACTTAAACCGAATGAAATAGGTAAAGGAATATTGATAGAATATGATGCAGGTCATATATCTATGAAAAATGCCGTAGATACTGATTTAGTTAATGAACAAAAATCACAATTAGACCACTCTAAACCATTTGTATTTTACGCAACTCTACAAAAGTATGGTACACCTAATAGAAATGGTCGTGTATATCCTGAAAATATTCTTAAAAGAGAAGCTGAAAAATATAAACAAACAATATCTAAAGGTTTGGCAACATCAGAACTTAATCACCCTGAATCATCTTTGATTGATTTAGACAGAGTATCACACATTATTGATGATATATGGTGGGATGATAACGTTCTTATGGGTAAACTAAGGTTATTAACAACACCAGGTTTCCATGAAAGAGGTATTGTATCATCTAAGGGTGATGTAGCGGCAAACTTAATGAGACAAGGTGTTACGATGGGGGTATCTTCACGTGGTGTAGGTTCTTTAGCTAAAAAGGGAGAACACAATGAAGTTCAAAATGATTATGAAATGATTTGTTTTGACTTGGTTATGAATCCATCTACACCCGGCGCTTATCTATTCCTTAATAAGGATGACCGTCACAAATACGATGAAAATCTTGAAGAAGAAAAAAAATCAAAAGAAGATGGAAGAATTGATGGTGGTTTAGGTAAATCGCTTGACTTAATGGGAAAATTGAACGATTTTTTGGGATATAGATAAAATTATTATTATGGACGAAAAATATTTTGTAGCAAAAATTCAGTACGACTTGATTGATGAAAACACAGGAAAAATCAAAAAAGTTAGAGAAGAAAAATTAGTTAAAGGTTACAGCGTAACAGATGTTGAAGCTAAAGTAACCGAAAAATTCAAAGGATTTCAACATGATTGGCGAATAACGGCAGTCAGTGAAAGTAAAATCGATGAAGTTTTTGAATAATTTAAAACCCGAGAAATCGGGTTTTTTTTATTTTATTATATCACCATTTAAGATTTTTTTGATTAGGGGCATATTTATAGTGTAAATAAAAACTATTTTATTACACAAAAAATGAGCGAAAAAAAATCATTAGTTGAGGAAGCGTTGTTACAAATGAAAAATTTGGAACAAGTTGTTACCGAAAACGCAAAAGGAATACTTGCTTCTACAATGAAGGAAGAAATCGAAGAGTTAGTAAAAGAGTCTCTTGAAGAGGCTGACACTTATGCTGTAGATGAGTCTTATAGTAACGAAGATGTTACTGAAGATGAAGAAGAAGATTCATTGATGGCTATGGACATGAAGACACCTATGATGGGTGATGATATGATGTCCGATGATTCAGATTCTATGAAAATGGATGACATGGATGACATGGATGACATGGGATTGGAAGATGATGATGATGAACTAGAACCGTTAGACATGACGGGAGCATCTATGGAAGAAATTATGGCAGTACTTAACGGTATGGGCGATAATGACGGAGTTATCATTAAGAAAACTGGTGAAGATTTAGATGTAGACAAAATTACTTTCCAAGACGATGACATGATGGAATCATTAGAAGAGTCAGATTATTACAACTCTAATGATACTAATGAATCATACGACGAAGAAATTGTTTACGAAATTGAATTAGGTGAAGATGATAATGTTGATGAAGATGACTCTACAGTAACGGAATCTAGTATGATGGTTAAACCAAAAGGTATGGGTATGGGAAAAGTTAAATCAGAAAAATCTTCAGGTAAAGTAAACATGCAAGGTTTCAAATCTAACATGTCACAACACAAAGAAAACTTTAAAGGTCCTAAGAAATTTGAATTTAAGGAAGGTGAACATGATGTTGAAGAAAAAGAAACTGAAACAAAAGAAGCTGCTAGAACTTACGGAAATGGAAGTAGAAATTTTCCAAAAAGAAAAGGTCTTCCAAAAATGAAAGTTATTACAAATGACGCTTTACAAGAAGAAGTTGAAAAGTTGAGAGCTAAAAATGAAGAGTACAGAAAAGCATTAAATATTTTCAGAGAAAAATTAAATGAAGTTGCTGTTTTCAATTCTAACTTAGCTTACGCTACAAGATTGTTTACTGAACATACAACTACAAAATCAGAAAAAATAAATATCATGAGACGTTTTGACAACGTCGAAACAATCAAAGAATCTAAAAATCTTTATCAAACTATTAAAGAGGAATTGGGTTCAGTTGAAAAACCAATGGTTAAAGAATCTATCGTTGAAAACATTGATAGAACACCATCAAAAGGTTCAACTAATTTGGTTGAAAGTAAGACATATGAAAATCCACAGTTCTTAAGAATGAAGGACCTTATGTCAAAAATGAATAAATAAAAAATAAACTAAAAACAAACTAAATATTTTAAAAAATGGGAGCATTATTAGAATCAGGTCTTGTTGGTAACATCGGTCTTAAGCACCTTAAAGTTATCAAAGAAGATACTATTAACAAATGGGACAAATTAGGATTCTTGGAAGGTTTGAGAGGACATGTTAAAGAAAACATCGCTCAACTTTATGAAAACCAAGCATCTCACTTAATTAACGAAGCTGCTAGCACAGCATCAGACGGTTCTTTCGAAACGGTTGTATTTCCAATCGTAAGAAGAGTTTTCTCTAAATTGTTGGCTAACGACATCGTATCTGTACAAGCTATGAACTTACCTATCGGTAAATTGTTCTACTTCGTACCTAAAATTCAGGGTTATGACATGGGTCAAGACCCAACTGAAGGTGGTACACACTTCGCACCTTTTGGAGCACCTAATGGACCATCATCAACAAATGCTGGTTATGGCGCAAACGATAAGAATTTGTATGACAGATTCTACGAAGGTAACGAAGCATCATTAGACCCTCCAGGGTTATTTGACTATTCTAAAGGTAAGTTTAGTGCTGAAACATACACAGCGTCTACACAAGTTTGGAGTGGTTCAGAATTAATCCAAAGTGGTTACAGTGCTGGTGAATACAGAAAAGTTATTATTGCTTTATCAGGATTTAACACAGCTGGTGCTGGTAAATTAATTGGTCCTAACGGTAACGAAATGGATTCTGAAGAGTTTTTGTCTAGCTTATCTGTAACACCAATTACAGATGCTACTTCAAATGGTTTTTCAGGATTGTCTGGTAACCAATTATTTAGAGTTGTAACTCAAAAATACGGTAAAGGTATTGTACAATATGGTTCACAAGCAACAACATCATTCCCAAGTACAGGTAATGGAGGTTCTTATGACAATATCTGTGATGCTCTTGGTATTATTTACTTAGAGGTGGATACTCAAGTTCCTTGTTCAATCGGTGCTGATTCTTTAGATGGTTACTCAGGTGTTACAACATCTGTAACAACCGCATATAATCAAGCATTCAAATGTACATATAGAGTTTATCAAAACTTAGAATTTGAAGATGAAATCGGTGAAGTTTCTTTTGATTTGGAATCAGTAACAGTTTCTGTAACTGAAAGAAAATTGAGAGCACAATGGTCTCCTGAATTAGCACAAGACGTTGCAGCATTCCACAACATTGACGCTGAAGCTGAATTAACAGCTTTATTGTCTGAGCAAGTTGCGGCAGAAATTGATAGAGAAATCTTGAGAGATTTGAGAAAAGGTGCAGCATGGACTTTGAGATGGGATTACAACGGTTGGAAGAGAGGTACAACTGCAAATCCATTAACACAATACACACAAAAAGATTGGAACCAAACATTGATTACAGCAATCAACCAACTTTCAGCTCAAATCCACAAATCAACATTGAGAGGTGGAGCTAACTGGATTGTTGTTTCTTCTGAAATCAGTGCAATCTTTGATGATTTGGAATACTTCCACGTATCAAACGCAGCTCCTGAGCAAGACCAATATAACATGGGTATTGAAAGAGTTGGAACTTTGGCTGGTAGATACCAAGTTTACAGAGACCCTTATTTTCCACCAAACACAGTGTTGATTGGTCATAAAGGTAACTCATTGTTAGACACAGGTTATGTGTACGCACCATACGTACCATTACAATTGACTCCAACAATGTATAACCCATTCAACTTCACACCTATCAAAGGTATCATGACAAGATACGCTAAGAAGATGGTGAACAACCGTTTCTACGGTAAAATCACAGTTGATGGTGTTAGAACATTTGACTTAAGAGAATTGAGATAATCTTTTCTAAATGAAATAAAAAAGGGACAAGAAATTGTCCCTTTTTTTATGCTTCATCTTTTTTATCGGGTGTACTTAAAACACGTAATGATTTTGAAATAATTTCAGATTCTTCTAATGTAAAACAACCTCGTTTATACGCAGATTTTACTGATTGTATTAAATAAAATAAAGATTGCTCCTTTTCAATAGAATTAATTATTTTTTCAAGCTCGTCATTTGAGTTATATTGTAAAAAATCGAATAGTTTTGTGTTATTATTAATCATAGTAAGATATTTATATATAATAATCGTAAAAAAATGAACAACAATAAAGCACTAATCAAAAATATTCTTAATGAATATTTTATGTCTTTGTCTAAAAATAGTTTATCAATTGATGAAAGTTCGTCAACTTCAGTAGGTACTGGTGTTTATAATAAAGTTCTTGTATTTGGTGAAAAAAAATGGAATAATTCAGAATTAGGTCCGTTTACTGAAAATCCTTCTGACCAAACTGATAAAGAAAAAAAACAAAAAAAAATAACAAATATAATCAAAAAAAATATTGTTGAATTAAAAAAAAATGTTGGTGGTACACATAACACTGAAGTCAATAGTGTTCCTGTTGTCAATGAGGATTTAGCGGTTTGGTTTGGTACTAAGAAAAAACCTAAGGGTTCTAAACAACCCGCAGGTCCTTGGGTCAATATTTGTAGAAAAAAAGAAGGTGGTGGACATCCACCTTGTGGAAGAGCCGAAGCAGACCCAAAGTCATATCCTAAATGTAGGGCCAAAGGTGTTGCTGCACGTATGAGTGATTTTCAAAAAAGAGCCGCTTGTGCTAAAAAAAGAAAGGCTGAGAAAGCAGATACACAAACAGGTAAAGGACAAAAACCTGTTTACTCATCTTACAAAACAACAAAGGAATCAGTTAATTATTTACCACCAATTACTTTAGCAAAATTGGCTGGTAAAATTTTATACGAGATGAAAAAAAAAGGTATCAACGAAAATTTGACCGTAATTAAAAATTTATACAACAGAGTTCCATTTACCGAAAAAATGGTCACAGAACTTCATGCATCATTAAACAAAAATGTTTTGAATGAGTCAGAAACCAATGATTTAAATTATTTATTACTCGGAGGTGACAAAACCAAACAATGGGTTAACACAATTCTATATTCATTAAAAAAGGGGTCTTAAAACCCCTTTTTTTTATTTTGTTAAGAATATGCCCCTGAGGACCTTTTCTTTCCGTCTAATCCCTTTATACGACCTTGACAGACCTGTACTGCGTATCCGTTAGCATATGCAGATGGATAAACATCAAATTTTGCTTTAGCGGCCGCTTTTCCACGTGCACATAATTTAGTTCCCGTTTTTTTTCTGTTTTTCTTAGCTTCTTCTAAATTTTTTCTTTCGAGCATTTGGTCCATAAATTTGTCTGCGTCTTTGGTAAGAGGTTCGAGTTCCTTAGCCTTTTGTTTCAAATCCTCGATATCTTTGATTGCCGCTAAATATGGAATGAATGATTCTTCAGCCTCTTTATCTATAGGTACAACACTACTAATTTTTTCAAGTATTTCTTCAATACTCAACTTTACTAAAAACGGTCCTAAACCTTTTGCAATAAATCCGAGACCAGGAATACTTGTAATTCCAGCAATTGACTGTAGTAAATCAATAAAATCAACTTCGAGTTCATCTTGAACATCAAGTAGTTTTTCAAACGTTTCTGATTTTATAACTTCTCCATCAACTATTTCAGATTTAAGTTGTTTGTATTTTTCTAAATCATCATTTAATTCACTAAAGTTTTTTATTGACGCACCTACACCTACAGCGGTTCCCACACCTGGAATACTTGTTAATACGTTTCTTCCTGTATCGCCAACAATGTTCTTAATAAAACTTGCGACATCTAATTCATTTATATTTTTCATTTTTGGTTAACTATTTGAAATTTTAATTCTCTTTTATAAGTATCTACTTCTCCCGAAGTTAAAACTTTAATATCAACATAATATTCATTTGGTATTTTATCTTTAGTATCAAAGATGAAATAATACTCGTTTGGTGTTTGATTTATTCTTGTCCAATCTTGTACAATAACTTCTGTTGTACCTTCTTTGACATATAATCTATAATAAGCTTTGAAATTTGGATAAATAACATTTGATGTATACGCTTGTTTTATTTTAACAATTACTTTACGAACATCAGTATTTAATATTTTTTCATCTTGTTTTATACCTGAAAATTCAAAACCATATAAAACAGGGTCTTTAGCCAATGGACCAACTTGATAATATTCTGTTGCCGGTCTTAATATTATATCATTTGTTATATCTCCTAATGACACACCGTTAATAGTTACACCACTCCAAATATCACTAAACTGACATGGTGTTGTGTAACCCGTTAGTGCGGGTATTGTACACTCATAAACTCCTTCAGTACGTCTAACTGTTGTTAAACCTGTTAAAGATGAAATTAAATCACCATTAGAATCGGCAATATTAACTTTTGGATTAAAATCAAAATTAGTTGGTGTCCCATTAATATATGAATAAAGATATAACTTATTAACTTTATTTTCAAAAAATGCTGTTCTATCATCTAAAATTAGGTCATCATATGTTGTTTCCAAATAAGGTTCATAAAACGTTTGAGTATGTCTAGTAAAGAAACCAACAGAATAATTTTCTGTTAAACCCGTAATATTTTCTAATTCAGGTGAAAATGCCATAATATAACCTGTTGAACCTGTGGTAGCTCCCGTTAATATATCATTGATTGTTGAAGAAATATCAATATCTAAGTTTTCATTTCCGAATTGAAAATGTTGTAGGCCAACTTGTGTTAGTCCTGAATAGTTAATTTGCGTCCCTGAACCACTGTTATTATTAAAGTATACACCAGGTGTACTCCAAGTGTTTATTAGGTTTCTATTGAACCAATTTGATGGTCTATTGGAGTATGACTTATCATTGTCTCTGTAATTTCTTGATGTCAAACTGGCGTTTGATGAATTTAATGTATTGTTATCATAATAATCATAACCGACACCTTCATCCCAAGTTTGAGAACTTCCTGTGTAATTTAATTTGGGAATATTAAACACTCTTAAATCAAATGCTGAAGCCCTTCTTCTGTTATCAGATGTTGTGGTATTTAATAACTCATAATTAAACATGATTGTATTTGTCATCTTTAACTTATGGGTCATAGGACTACCTGTATAAACCACACCATCACTTATTTTTTGTTGTAATTGACTTAAATCAATATCAAAAATAAATCTTGAGAAGCCAGGTGTGGATAATACGTTATCAGTTCTACCAAAAAATAGTTCTGTCACAGGATTTAAACCAGTGTTTGTATTACCACTTAAAATAATGGTGTTGTTTTTGCTAAAATACGATTTGTGTATTGACATTATATATAAATATCAATTAATTCGTAAGTTTTTATTTAATACGGTTTCTGTCGCGTTAAATAATTCTGCAAGTATTTTTTGTGATTGTGTTCCATCCAACGAAACTTGATTTGGACCCATTTGGTGATAAGGGTGAACATGTGATGTTAAGTATTTGACAATCAATTCAATTAAGTTCAAAAGTTGTTCACCTCGTACCATTGATGCGGTATTTGGTATTATAGATTCCTCAATAAATTTTTGTGATATGGTAGTTCCTGAAAAGTCAGCGGTATCAAAATCAATCTTATTTGTACCTGGTATTTGTGAATCATGTGATAAAAAAAAGGATATATCTGAAACGTTAATACCGTAGGTTATTGGAGTTGGGTCAGACGAAATGTTTTGGACTTCGAATGATGTTAATTGAGTTAAAGGCCCCAATTCTCCTTGTTTACAAACTAATCCCAACCCTCTGTTGGTGTCGGTTTCATTTAGATAAACAGATGAAATAAATCTTTGAGCATTAATGGCCACATTTGCATTTGTTATATTATTTAAACTATATTTGTCATAAAGAGGTTTTTCAGGTTGAAAAACAAATGGGAATATATCTGTGATTAGAGTATTACCCACTAAGAATTTACCACTATTAACTTTTTGAATTAAATTATTAATTCCTGTTACAATTTCATCGTAAGATTTAAAGGTATAGTCCTCTTTATAAATTGGACCAATTTTAGATATTTCAGGAAATTCATAGAATCCTTTGTCAACACTATTTGTGTAAACAGGTTGGTATTCAGAAATTTTATATACATAGGCATACGCTGAGTAATTACCCGTTAATGTTCCAAGACCACCATATACGTTATATTCAATCAAATATTTGACTGGTTGTACCACCTTATTGTTTTCTAAATAAGTTGTTGGACCATTATCAATGGTTTTCGAATCGTATTTTTGTAATGAAATAAAACTATGTTTCTTGTTGAAGGTAGGATTTAATTGGTCCGAACCATCTAATATGGTGTTTGCCCTTAAAACAAAACCATTTTCAGGTAATAAAATATCTGAATTATATCTACCTAATAAACCAATAGTATTAATATCAGGATATAAACCAACTTGGTCAACGTTAATATATTCACCATTACTATTTCTAATATTGTTTGGTAATGAATTTCTTTCACCTTTTGCAGTAAATGCTAAAGCCGAATCGAATGGTTCAAATTTGGTATTATTTGGACTTGAAAAACTTCCTTGAATATAAAATTTATTTCTGTCTTGAAACTCAGTGTTGTAATATACTACGTGAACATATTCACCTACTTTTGGAACTTGATAAATAAACAAGGGTAATAAAGGCATGTACACAAATGGGTCTTGTGATGTCCAAAAATTCTTTGTGTCAAGTCTAGCTCCAAATGGACTTTTAAATGCACTGTAAAGGTCTTCATTTTGCCATGAAACTGGTTCAACCCTAATCCTACCCAAGTTCATAGGGTCATTGTTACTAATTACTTTTCCGTAATTAACAACCTGTGTATACTTTTTGGGTAAAGAAGAGTGGTGTTTTACATCATCCATCATTTGGTTCTATTTTTGTATTCTTCTAAAATTTTATTGTATGAAAATTCAACTTCATCTAAATGATATGTTAATTTTAAAATTGTGTCTTTTAATTGTTCATGTTCATTAGATAAAAAATCCATACATTCCATTAAATCAATATTTGATTGATTTTTTGGTTCACTGATAATTTCTTTAATTTTACTCGGTTCCATTATAATAAATTTCCTGATACTTTGGTAAATCCTTTTGCTGACAAATCAGCAACTTCAATACCAGTTATGGTAACATCTGTTTTTCCATTTTCAGCAATCTCATCAATTAACGATTGGTTAAAAGATTGTTGAATTATTAAACTCAAATTTGGACCTCCATCTGGCAAATCACCTGTTGGAACGCCAGCTTCTTCTAACTTATCGATAAATCTTGTAAGTAACGATGTCGGTGACATACCTGGTTTTAAATTTGCCAAATAGTTAATCAAAGTGGGAACACTATTTCCCGCTAAACCCCTAATTTGCAAAGTTAAAGATAACATTCTTTGTAACTCTTCAATAATGCTCTTACATCTTCTATAATCAGTAATTGCGGTTGCTAATGTTAACGCTAAATTAATACTTGCTAATATAATTTTCGCTTTTTTATTTAATAATTCATTTGTTGTTTGTTGTACAATTGTTTGCATCAAATCCTTAATATTTTTACGAATTTGTTTGACTAACTCCTCAACAAATATTCCCGATATTTTGGACTGTAAATTAATGATAAATTTCCTAAATTCACGTAGGAAATCTTGTAGGGTTTCAATATTATCGACATATTCATTTTGAAGTGCTTTCGCCATAACCATTAATGGAAATAAGTGTTTTGGTGATAATAATGAATTAAATATAGCAATTGGAATCAATTCTAAAAATTCAGTATTGATAATGTCCCTTAACTTGTCTGGCACATCCAACTGAGGAAATCTAATTTTCCAATCTGGGTTTTTGGAAAGTTCATCCAATAAATCTTGAGCAATCCTATCAGCATTTGATGCGTTTACATCAGGATTTAAAAATTTGTCTAACAAACCTAAATTAGCGTCTGCGTTAACAGGTAGTAAAAGTGTACCACAATCCCTGTATTGAACCACACTTTCCAAGACATTTTTTACTTTGTTTTCAACTTCCACCATTTCTTGAGGACTTAAAACAAAAAAACTATCGTCAATTTGGTCTAAAGAGTCTAGTTTCCCTGAACCACTTACATCAATTTCTTGTTTATTGTCAAAACATAAACCAAGTATTCTTTGTAATATTTTTTCAAACTCAGTTTGACTTCTCAAATCATCTTCACCTGTTTTTAATTTAATATTGATTGACCCTGTTAATAAGTTCAATACGTTACTGTAAAGTTCATTAAAGTTTAAAATGTCTATTGAATTTAAATAATCATTTAAAAAATCAACTACTTTTTCACCACTTACTCTTGGTGACAATTCAACTTTATAATAGTCACCATACAATTGTTTTCCATCTATTTGTGTGGGGTCTTTAACATACGTTATATTAAATAATTCTTGGTTTGTCGCACCCAAAAAATTTACATTGTATTCTTCTTTATAACTCTTACCAGGATTTTGTAATCTATTATATAATTCTCTGTTAAATGAGTATGGTCGTTTTTTGGGGTTAAAGGGATTAACCTCATAGATGTATTGACCTGGTGAGGTATTAGGGTCTGTTTGTAATGTTTTACCAAACACATCAATACACAAAACTTTAATGTAAAGTGGTTTGTTAGTTTCGTAATTTTGTTCTTGTGAACAACCTAAGGCTGATACCATTTCCTTAGATAAAACTTCTTGTAATCTTTCTTTGGTTCTATTGACCGTTTGAATAAAGGTATTTCTTAAGGCTTCGGTCGCGTTTTTTGGTGTATTTATTTTAAGTTGACTAAAATTTGCCTTACCAATTTCTTTATCTAACTCTTTAAGTTGTGATTTAATTTCAGCTATTCTTGCGTCTGGTTTTGGTGTTTTAGCTTGTTCTTCTTTTAACTCTGCCTCTAATTCTGCTTCTTCCTTTTTTAATTTATTTACATCAATTGTTTCAGTTTCAGAATTAGAACTTGGGTCTTCACCGTCAGATGCCGACATTTTGAAAGTTTCAATTAATTGTGATAATTGATTTCTCGCGGCCTCTTTAAATTGTTTTGGTGCGTCTTTAGTTTTTTGACTATAAGATTCAATCTTAGATTTAAACTTACCTTCAGCATTGTCAACAGTTGTATTAAGAGCTTTCTTTTTTTTCTTGAGCGCTTTTTGTTTTTTATTGACATCTACAGCGGTTTTGTAAACATTAATTTTTTTCCTAACTTTATCGTGTCCTTCGGAAGGTGTTTCTTCAGCCATAATATTAAATTATTTATTAAGTTTATATCCGCCTGAACCTTCGTCTGATATGTCTTTTTTAAGTAAGTCTTGAATTAATGCGTCATCAATATCTGACATTGAGAAATTTTCTTCATTGTTTTTTTGTTGTGACTTTTCCCAAACAGTCGACTGTAGTTTTGATAATGTTAATTTTTTCTCAACAGTATCATTAATTATTTTTTGTTGTTCTTTAATAATTGGTCCAATGATTGCCATGTCTGAAGAATCCTTCATTAAAGCCAACATTTTGTTTTGAATTCTTAATGCGGTTGCTCTTTGTTCAACAAGCTCATTATATATTTCCTGCATTAATGATAATACAGATTCTTTATTTAATGATATTTCTTTTTTCTTCGGTCTAGACATACTTATAAATATTTAACAACGGATTTTATCTGTTATCAATACTTTTAACAAAATCAAAATATAGTTTTTTGTATTTTTTCATACTTAATCTAATTTCTTTTGTTGAAAGGTTTGTCATTTCACGAATTGACATTAAAACCAAATTTTTGTTAAATTTTTTGTTATCATTACCAACAAAAATTGAATCATAATTTTCAAATAATTCTAACAAAGCATAACCTAATTTAACCTCATTTTCGTTTAATGATGATACGTCAATGAACGTTTTTAGTTGAGCGATATAATCTATTATTATTTTATCAGTTTCAATTATGTCATCTTCAATGTAATACACCAAATCAGGTCTTTCTTCTAAACTAGATGAAATATCTTCATAAGATACTTTTCTATTGGTATCCTTTTGGTCTTTTATAATTTGACCCATCAAATAATTTTTACAAATCGTACCAAAATAAGAATATGCTTTTTTGTTCTTATCTGGTTTGAACTTGTCTGATTTTGTAATTAAAAAAGAATGGGTGTCATTTAATATTTCATCAAATGACATGTCCTTTCTATATAATTTGTATCTTCTAATTATAGAAGAAACCATTTTTTCTATTGGTTTTTTAAGAAACTCATTATAAATTTCGTTTCTTTCTTTCATAGTTTCAGCTTCCAAAAACATAACAACCGCAGTCTCTTCTCTTACGTCAAAATAATTATTTGACTTAATTTTTTTACTGCGTTTTGAGTCTGCGGATTCAGTGTTCCCGCTTGGAATTGTTTCGGAAACTATCATTAATTAGTGGTTTCTTCGTATTTTATGTCACGGTCATTTGTAAAAAAATATTCTTTTTTTGCTGTATCAATCCAAAACTTAACCTCGTTGTCGGTCAAAACATTTTTTCCGTTTTTATATCCCCAAAAAATTGATGATTCTCTCATGTTAGCATGTTTGTATCCCAATCTTGGAATAGTCATTATTCTTGCTGAGTTATATGTCAATCTTAATAAAAATTCATAAACAAATGTTAGTTTCATTGATTTTTTAAAACCACCAAAATTATCCAAAATTGATTTTTTAACAACCATTCCACTTGTTTGGAAATTTTGATATTGATTTAACAATTCATTAGTTAGAATACCAATTTCAGTGTTGAATGAAGCCGCAAATGTTGCTTCATTTGTGTATCCCGCGAATACATCTGTTTCATCAACATCAACAACGATTGGTAAAAATCCATCACACTCAGGGTGGTATTTAATATAATCATTCACATTTTTAAACCATATAAACGAATATTCATCATCGTGTTCAAAGAAACTAACCCATGTTGATGATGCGTTTTTGACACCAAGATTAACTTGTGATGCGTAATCAGTATGTTCTGATGTGTTTAATACTTTAACAACATTTAAATCACCAAAATCAAATGAATTTAATTTAGTACATAATGATTCTTCATCCGAATGAACAATAATAAGTTCATTAATTGAAACTTGTTGTTTTTTTATTGAGTCAATCGCTTTTTCAAAAAGAATGTCAAAATCTTTTCCAAATGATGATGCGATTGGTAATATAACTGAAATATCTACTTTATTTTCCATAATTAATTTGTTTTTAATTTTTCTAATTGAGAATTAAAATTACTTAATCTCGTGTTTATATATGATGAAAAACGTTCTAAAACTTTTGATTTGAAATCATCAGTATTTGTAAATTTTTCAGCTGTTTCATAACCTGATTCGTAAAGTTTTTCTGAAATGTTATCCTCAAGCCAGTTTTGTGTAAATTCCGCTAATATATCAACCATGTTTATTGTATCATTTGTCCAAATACCATTGTGTTCATTCATCCAATCAGGTTTTAAATTAGGTATTTTTCCAATCACAGGTGTACCTGTTTTCATTGATTCTAATGGATATGTCCCAAGACCTGAAATGTCATCAACCCATATAGACACAAAAGAGTCTTTTAGTATTGTTGCAAATTCTAATTCACTCAAACCTCTCATATCTCTAAAAGTAATCCATCTAAATTGTGGGTATTTTAAATAAAAAGTTTTAATCAACTTCATAGTGTCCCTTTGGTCTCTTGTGTGAACAGACACTATTGGTTTTGACGGTATTGGTTTTCTTTCGAATGAATTTGAAATTGTTGGTTCAATAACATCAAATGAAACATTTTTCATTATTTTTTCCAAATATTTTTTTTGTTCTTCGCTAGTTGTGATACACTTTAAAAATCCGTATTGTGACCAAGATGTACCGGGACTTAATGTTTCCATTATGTAATCATATGATTGACATAATACAATCTTACCACATGGAAATTTTGAAACTTGTTCCATTACGTGTCCATATAATTCAGGAATTATCATAAAATCTTCAGGTGAAATTTCTAAGTTTTGTCCCTCAATTGGTTTGTGTGGTAATGACATGTATTTTTCATCTAACCAAGATGAAACACCTTTATAGTCAGTTTGTTCATGCATAATAATTGCGTTGTAACCATTTTCAAATAAATGGTAAGCCATTTCATAAATTACTCTAATAGAAGCTTTGGCGTTACCTTTAGTATCTTGAACTAAAAAATATATTCTTGATTTTTTTTCTTCCAAATTACTAATTGATAATTCTAATTTTGTTATAAGTTCTGTGTTCATAATGTTTGTAATATTTCGTATCTTAATAATGTATTAAAAGCAATTTTAAAGGGAATAGTTAAATCATTACTACCTTTTAAACCCATCTTTTCATCAATTTCACCCGACTCTGAAAGAACAACATCTAACATTGTTTTAATAAGTTCAAATTTAACGATACTAACATTTTGTTTAGTATCACCAGTGTCTGTTTGTTTTATAGAAATTAAATTCTCAATTTTATCAAAATCAATGTGATATGTTTCTCCAAATATATTAAGCATGTTTTAATTTTAATTGATTATATACCGAAGTAAAACCTTCAATAGAATCAATTGAATAATCAGACTCATAGTTTTGGTTATAATCCGTGTTTATTTTAATTGATGTTTTGTTTTTTGGTTTAATTTCAAGTAAATCTGGGTTTGCTGTAACTATAACATCAAATTTAGACCATATTTTTTTGATGGTTTTTTTATTGTAAAATTGTATGTTGTCTACTTCCATACCATATTTTGAGTAAAAAAATAATGATGCTGGTTTTATTTTTGCCACACCCATTCCTATAACACTTAATTTGTCTCTTTTAGATAAAACATTTTTTTGAATTTCAGAAAAAGTGTTAAATGTATTTGCCGACATTGATGGTGAGTGACCAAAAATATTCATTGGGAAATCCAAGTATAAAAAATTAATATAGTCACTTTCAGATGGGAATAAAAAATGTTCTGAAAATTTGTGTGAAGTAATTGGTTCAATTATTTTATACTCAAACTCTTCTTCACCTTCTTCAGAAACATAGTCCTCAATAAAAAACTTTTCATAAGTAGCTTTCATTTTAGAGATTGTGTCTCTTAAAACTTCATCGGTATCAAAAGCGAACTTCATCTTCGTATTTTTTTAATATTTTTGTAATTATCGCATTTCTAACAATGTCAGAATCTTTAAATGTAAAAGTTCCTATATCATCAATGTTTTTAAACTTTTCTAAAGCGTCCCATAGTCCTGAATGTGTTTTGTCCTTATATCGGTCAGTTTGTTCTAAATCACCAGATATAAAAAATTTACTGTTAAAACCAATTCTTGTTAAAAGAAGTTTCATTTGTTTTGGTGTACAGTTTTGTGCTTCTTCAAAAATAAGAATTGAGTTATCAATGTTCATACCTCTCATATAAGCCAAGGCGAAAACTTCAATAATTTCCATATTTTTTAATTTTTCCCTAACATCTTTTCCAATAATTTTATTTAAAAGATAGTAAGACGGAAAAATATACGGGTCTAATTTTTCTTCAACATTCCCAGGTAGTGAACCAAGTTTTTCCTCGGCTTCAACTGCGGGTCTTACAATAATTAATTTTTCGTAAGAATTGTTGGGGTCGGCTAATAAATCAATTGCGGCTTTCATTGCAATATATGATTTACCTACACCTGCAGGACCTGAACAAATTGTTATCTGATTGTTTTGTAATATTTCATAATACTCTTTTTGACTATCTGATAAAAATTTATCTTTTGTTTTTTTCTTAATCAAAGTACCGATAATTTCTTTTTTTGATTTGTGTTGTTGGTTTGAGTCTTCTACAGATACTGTAGGGGTTCTTCTAGGTTTTTTATCCATTATATATAAAGTATTATTTTTTTTTAAAAATTAAAGTTGTTTTTTTAATACCTCAACTATTGGTATCATATCTTCTTTATTTGTTGACTGAAAAATTACATTAATGTTTCTATCTTCAAATAATTTAATGTCCATGTATTTTTTTCCACTACTTCCCGCAACATATTCAGTTGCGCCATGTTTAACACAGATATCAAGTAACCTTTCCGTTGATTTTAAATCAGTCGGGTAATCAAACACAATTTCAGTTTTAATATCTAACATATTACAAACTTTTTTTATAATTTTAGAATTTGTTTCTGATAAATTTTCAGTAATACAATCATCAAACATGTCTAAAACTTCTTTATAGTCTTTAAGATTGTTTTTAATTTTTAACCAATCTTTAACATGATTAACATATTTTTTATTTATAATTGGTTCTAATCCTCTATTGGTACTTAAGGTATACCACTTGTCTTCAATATTAAATCTATTTTGAAAATTGTTTTTTTCAAATTGGCAATTTTGTAAAATAACAAATTTATCAACAATTTCAATTTTTTTGAAAAATGGTAACCAAGGCATAAAATTAGGTTGGTGTATAGATATTTTCATATTATTCTACAATTGCCCAATAATCACACTCAGAATAAAACGTTATTTTTTTGTTTGTTTTTTCAGAGAATTCAGTCGCTAAATTTTTTTCAGATACTCTGTATGTATCATGAAAAACCCAAGTAATATTTTCATTAAATAAATTTAAATTATTTAATAATCCAACACGATTTCCTTCGCCTAATGGACCATCAACAAAAATAACTTGATAATCATTATCTAATTCTTTAGATAATATTTCATTGTCATACCAATCATTTTTTATTGGTGCATAAATGTACCTATTTTTAAAAATGTTTAACCATTCTAAATCTTCTTCAACTGTTGTTAAATTAAAGTAATTAGAAAAAACATTTGTTGATACTTTACCTCCACCAAATTCTAACATTTTAGTTCCTTTAGGAAATTTATTAATTAAAAAATCGTATAAACATTTTTCAATTCCTGAACCGCCCCAATTTATATCATTTAATTCAATCATGTCTAATAATACTATTTTGTTTAATAACTGAATCTAAAACAATTGGTTGAATTTGGTTTTGAATAAACACGTCTCTAAGGGCTTTTGTGTCTTTAGGAAAACAAGCACCACCAAATCCAAATTTACCGTCATGTCCAGGAACATCCGTGTGCATTTTTTCAATTCTACCATCACTTAATACACCATTCATAATACTATCCCAACTTAAATTAAGTTTATCGGATAATAATCTCATTTCATTAAAGAATGTTATTTTTGTTGAGAAAAAACAATTTAAAAAATACTTAATTAATTCTGATTCATTTGGGGTTGTTGTGACAGTATTAATACCTGGAAATCTTTGTGTGAATAATTCGTTAACTTTTAATGAAATTTCTAAATTGTTAGAACCAACAATAACACGATTAGATGTTATAAAATCAATGTCTGCGGTTCTGGCGGATAAAAATTCTGGACTATGAACAATTTTAACCGAATACAACGATTCAATATTAGATGTTGTCCCTATTGGTACTGTTGATTTTAAAATAAAAATTGGATTTTTATTTTCTAACGAATTAAAAAAATCATGTATGTAGGTTAAATCTGCTGAGCCATTTGAAGATTCTGGCGTTGGCAAACAAACAAAAACAAAATCAGAATTTAAAACATCATCAAGAGTATGTGTACTTTTTTTAGGGTCAATATCATACCCTTTAGTTTCACAAAATAAAGAAAAACCGTGAAACACAGCTTTCCCCACAAATCCCATACCTACAATACCTACTTTATACATTTCCAAACCATTTAACAAAATCTTCATACTCAAATTCTCTAGCATGAAGATACCATTTATTATGAATATCAGAAAAATTGTTATGTTCCATACTCAACCAACCGTCTTCAAATTTAACTAATTCAATTCCATGTTCATCACATATTTCTTCAGTATCTTTATTCCATTTATTAAATGGTGGAATAAATATTTTTGATTTAACTAAACTAGCACTAATTAATATACTAATTTCTTGTACTGACTTTGGTAATAATCTATGGTCAACATGTATTAATCCATGTGCTGCTAATGTTGCTTTTGGGTGAAACTCAGGCAATCCAGCCATGTCAACCTTATAGAAGTTTTTATAATCCGATAACGCGTTTAATATTCTTGGAAAAATTCTTTGTTTCTCAACATCATTCTTTTCATAACTCATGTCGTGAACTAATGGTGATACTCCGTACAATACAACACAGTCTGGAAATTTTTCAAACATAAATGTTGTCATTTTGTTTATCAAATCTATATCAGCATTAATACAAACATCATCAAATCTAAAATATTTAATTTTTTTCATTTCTAACTAAATAAATTTCTTTATTGTCGTTTTGATAAACAACATCATAATTTTTATTATTTTTTATAAATTCCTCAATTGCTAAAGGGACCTGACTAATGTTAGTTAATCTATTATAATCGTCAACACATATTACTTTACAATTTAATTTATCCATCATATTTAAATCGTACAATACATTATCGGTATATTGTAATCCGTCAACAAATGAAAAAATTATTGGTTTGTATTTTAATAATTCATCAATAACCGATGAATCATCAGATGATTTTTTAATTAATATTACTTTATCTGAAAATTGTTTAATTGCATTTTGAAAAAGAAAAAATGGATATGGTTTTCCGTAGGACTCAGGCATACTACCCCAACCATCTTCAAATGGGTCAACAACGATTATTTTATAGTTTTTAACTGAGTTTAATAATTTAACAGTAGTTTCACCGTATCCCGCACCTATTTCAACGCAATAACCATCTTCAATATTAAGTAGGTTATTAAATACTTGTGTTAATCTATCATTATGTGGTAACTGTTTACCAGTTTCCAATCCTTCTAAAACCGCTTTTTTATGATTCATCTTTTAAAAATTGTAAAATTGGTTCAATTTGTTGTTTATTTTCATCATAAGGTCTTAATAAATTTGACTCTATATATTTTAAATTTTTTAATTTTTCAATATCAATATTCCACCAACTTCTATCAATCCAATCATTATATATGTCAACATTTCTTACTATATGTTGAACAGGGACACTATTTTTTTCTATTAAAACTCTAATTAATGATTCATCCGAAAAACCATCCCTTGAATTAACAAGGCTTTCTTTTGAATCAAAAACTTTAAAATTTGAAATTTCTTTAACACTGTCTTCATAATTTAAATTATTAGGGTTAAATAATTGTTTAAATATTTTTCCTTCAGCTGTCATGTGGTGTGCGGGAAATTTACCATAGTGGGGTGTGTTTTTATAAACCTCGGCACCAATACATAATAATTTATTTGGTTCTCTAAGATTAGTTTGATTGGTTAAATATTCTTTTTGCAATGGTATTGTATCCATATCAGTAATACAACAAATTTCATTATCATATTGTGATGCACATAGGTATCTTAATATTTTAGCATGGTTTCCTTCGGGAATACCATTAATTGGTTTATATATCTGTACGTCAATATCATAACTAATCATTTCTTTAACTAATTCATCTTCATATGTTCTATCGGTTAAAAAAGCTATTGTTATTTTTTTTTCAGGGAAAAACTTTTTATGGGATAAAATTTGAAGCTCCCAAAATCCTAAATAAGTACTATTTTCATTAGTACTTGTGACAATTCTATCAAACATTTTCTTCTATTATTTTTACAATTTGTTTAGCTCTTTGAAAATAAGTGTGGTTTTCTCTAACAAATTCATAACCTTGATTTTCAATCAATTTTCTTTCATTTTCATTATCTAAATAATATTTTATTTTTTCAATTAATTCATCGTTATTTTTATAAACAACTAAATGTTTATCAATCTCAAATAATTCATTAATACCTGGTGTTGGGTTTGTTATTAAAAACGTTTTACACCCTAAAGTCTCAAACGTTCTAAAATTAATATCATCAGATAAATTTCTATTAAAATGAATTTTATATGAGTTAATAGTCTCAACCATTTTTTGTCCCAAAACAAAAGTATCATTTTTAAAATTAAAATTTTTTGATAATAAATTTAAATGTGATTGTCGATTTAAAATAGAACCACAAAACCCAACATCATTAATTTTTTCAATTTCATTAATGGGGTAAATTAAATCATCTGGATATGCATTAGGTAAATAAATTGTTTTACGACTACCAAATAATTTTCCGTGATTATATACCGCATAAAGTACAATATCAATATTATGGTTTTTTGCGGTGTTAAAATGTGATGTGGGTACACAATGAGAATCAATAGACCAAAACAATTTTAATTTTTTTTCATTTGATAAATCGGGTACCCATCCACCTGTTTCATAATTTTCTAATAAAAAAATAACATCACAATCTTTAGATATTTCATTGTAAGGGATATTGAAATTTTCATGGTTTAACCCCCATACGACGCTATCAATCCCTAATTTTTGAAATCCCCTATGAAAATTTTTGGCCTCTCTAAATTCTTTGTTTGGTTCATTTCTTCCGGCTTCTTGTATTATTAGTATTTTCATGGTATAAATGTATAATATTCTGGGTGTCTTTGATTATGTTCATCAAAAACATCACCAACAAATTCCTTGTCTTTTCTTTCACTTGGAAATGGTTTTTTCCAACTTTCAAAATTCATGAATTCGTCATGTATAATGGTATTATTTTTACACAAAGGGTAAACCATTTCATTTAAAAAGTTTTGGTCAACTTGCCAAAAATCACCTCCCTTGTAGATGTCAATCAGTTCCTTCATTTTAGGAAACGTGTCTTTTTTCATTCCCCACATACCACCCATAATTAAACTATTATGAAAAGGATGGTCCCTCATAATATGTAATCCTTTATCTGATGATAACCATTCATCAACGGCTTCTTTTTCTCTTTGACTTAATCTTGAATCAGTGTCTCTGACAATAAAAACATCTACGTCATTTTCAGACGCTGGATAAAATCTCCAAAACATTCCTGACCAATTACCATCAATTTCCATATTAATCATTTCGGTATTGTCCATGTCGTATAATTCATCCCAAATTTCATCGGGTGTTGAAGTACCAACATAAAATCTACATGTCCAATCAGGATATATTGTTTTTGCTAATTTGGCGTTTTCAATCGCTCCGATTGTGTATTTTGGATTATCACCCCACAAACAAAATGATATGATTTTTTTCATATGTAGAAATTTTTGGATTGTCTATCTTTAAATAAATTCATATCAAAAGACAAGTCTGAATGATTTTTATTGTGTATTACGTCATGTTTACCATATCCCCAATCAGGGTGTTCATGTTTGATAATAACCATTGGGAAATACTTTTGTTTTCTTAGTAAGTTTCCGACTAACATAAACTCATTATCACACCAAACTGATTTATATTCAGGATAATAAATGTAATTAAATCTTTCATAATATTTCTTACCCAAAATACACAATGTGTTTAATTCTTGACCTTTAAATCCATCATTAAAGAAAAGGATTCCATCTGTGTCAGGGTAATTTGCGTTCATCAAAGTATTAATAACTTTATCAAACCCTTTAACTTGTGGTATCATATCATCAGATGCCAATAAGATAATATCCCAATCTTCTGATGTATCAATATCACGGTTAATTGCGTGAATTTTAGAATTACTTTGACCAATTACAAAAGATACATTATCGTATGATTCAAGTATTGCCAGTACCTCATCATTGTTCATGTCTGAGTCATCCTCATCTATGGTAATTAAAAACCTTGTGGTGGGTTCACTTATGTATTCTTGATACCTGTTAAAGGTTTCAAAGAATTGTTTTCTACGGGACCTTGTCGGAAATTTAATTAAAAGTTTCATTGATAATATTAAGGTAAGAGTCCACCAATTTTTCACAAACTGTTGAACCATAAAATTTATTTATATCTTGTGGTGGAGAAACCAATTCTTTTGATAAAATGCCACCTGATTTGTCTACGTTATATATCCAAGATTTTTTACCACACATCCAACTTTCAATTGTTGTTCTACCTAAAAGAATACCAGCAGTTTCTTTTGCCTTTCTAATAAATGTTTCGGTATTCCAAGTTGGTGTAAATCTTTTGACGTGTTTGTTTAATAAAATATCATTTAAATAATCTGATTTGTTTTCACCTACAATCCACAATTCCATTTGATTTTCATTAGTATATTCAATCAAATCTTTAATTGTTTGTTCTCTTAGATAATCTATTGTTCCAACAAACAACACGGCATTTTCTTCTGTGGTTTCTTTTTCATTAAACCTTGTATCATCAATTGGGTTATAAATAACATCAACTAGTGATTCAGTAATTTCATCTTGCTCAACAATATGTTCCTTAATTTCAGGTCTAATTGCGATATATCTCTTAATTGATTCATGTTTCACAGGTTTTTCTAAATCAATAACTTCTGAATGAATGGTGGCAATTTTTTCAATATTTGGGTATAATTGTAGTACCATATTAGTAACTGGTTCATGTTGAACGTGAATAATATCGTAGTTAATATCTTGTATTTTGTACAGCATACCTTCTTTAGAAACCTCAACACCGTTTGGTGTTGACACTGACCATTTACCATCACCCATTTTAAAACCTGGCGGTTCACTAAATGGTCTAACTTTAATACCAATCTTTTTTGCTTTATCAGTTAACGGACCACCAATTTCAGATAAAACTGTAACATCGTGACCCATTTTAACTAATCCTTTGGCTAATTCATAAACATAAACTTCTGAACCTGTAAATGTTTTAAAATTTAAACAAGATAAAAGAATTTTTAATTTATCTTCTTTTGTTTTTTTGATTTTAATAGGTAATTGGTCTTGGTATTTGTTTGAAAATTCTTGTCTGTTTAAATCCCATTGTTCATTTGTCATTCCAATTGATTTATGGGTTATTCTAATATTGAACATTACACCAATTTTTACATCTTTAATGTAATTTCTAAAACAAAAATCAACATCATACAAATGAAAACCTTTAACATTGGTATCAAAATTTTCTTGGATTCTACTTTTATTCACAACCATAAACAATCCATCAATCAAAACTGTCTGATGAATTTTGTTCCCTAAATCATTTGAATATTTTGATTCCCATTTTTTACCCTCGTGTTCGTGATTTACAATACCAACCATTTTGCGACGGTCTTCCCACCACATACCTGACTTAGGTAAGTTAGTTGAACCTGCAACCCCTAAGATACCATAATCGGTCTTTTTAAAGTGTTCCAAAATCTTAAATCCCCAACTCTTGTTATCAAAATAAATGTCATCGTGACAAAGTACCACAATGTCATTTTCAGATTCATTTAAAATATCGTTATAAACGTCAGTCAACGACTGACCATTTGGGTTAACTTTTTCAATAACCTGTATATTTTTTACACCACAAGTTTTTTTAAAATATTCTTGTAGTTCAGGTTTTGAACTTCGGGTACTATATCCAATTGTAATCATTATTCAAATACTTCTATTGTGTGTTCTTTTTTAACTAATTCACCCCATTTACCATCATAACGAGTCGCTCGTACAATGTGATTATCAATCCAATGATAGTTTCCACCTCTTGGTTTATTAAGTAACAAGTTGTGGTATTTGAAACCATGTTTATCTAACCATTGTTTGGTTACTATTTCATGTTCATCAGTCCTCGATGTGAAGAATGTTATAATATGTCCATCATCATACCAAGTGTTAATCATATCTACCGAACCTTCATATGGTAAACAAGTTGCCATACGTTCAGATTCTTCATTTGGCACATCTTCAGTTACTGTACCATCAATGTCAATTAGATAGTTCTTAACACCATTTGCCAACACAGGACTAGTATTAGATTCCTGTTGAACCAAATCCGTTTGAGCCTCGTTCTTTTTCATCTAATTCGATTACTTCGTGTAGTGTTACAAATTTACCATTTATTACTGGACATAAAACTGCTTGTGCAATTTTCATACCTTTTGGTATTATTACAACGTGATTATTTGTATTATATACAATAACTTTTACTTCACCGTCATATCCAGCATCTACTGTTCCCGGTGTGTTTAATACAGTTAAACCTTGTTTAAGAGCTAAACCGCTCTTTGGTCTTACTTGTATTTCATGACCCATTGGAATATCAAATCTTAATCCTGTTGGTACCAAAATTCTACCAAATGGACCAACTTCCAAATCTTCGGTTGAGTGTAAATCAAATCCTGAATCACTTTCATAGTTATACTTTGGTTCAACCGAATCAGGATGAATTTTGGTAAATTTTAAAGTTGCTTTTTTGGTTAATAAACCCGATAATTGTTTTTCAATTTCATCTTGGTCAATACCCATAGATTCCATCATTGCTTGTGGGTCTTTCAAAGCATTTGGGTCATTTGTTAATTTCTTCATTTCAGAAATTAAACTATTCATTTGTTTTAGATTTTTAAACATATTGTAATTTATCAAATTTTTCTATTAAGTCTACCAACGCTTTTACATCGTCTTCACAGTATTCCGCAATTTTATCAAGAATTCCTGCTTCCCAATAAGAGTGGTGAACAACACCACCAGTAACAGGTCCACCTTTTGATGATTCACAACCCATTGATACTGAAATCAATTCTAACGACGCGATTGTGAATGGGTTTGTACCATTCCATAATTCTTTTGTATCAAGGGCTTTAATTTCCCATGGCTTGGTATCTGCGGTTGGGATAATTGCCGGTGGTACAAAACCATTAATCATCATCCGTTTTGCCAACATTGGAATATCAAACCCTTTAATGTTATGTCCACACATAAAAAAATTAAGTTTGTGAACCTTATTTAAAAGTTGAATTGTATTTTTAAGTAGTTGTTTTTCATCGTCCAACGCGAATGTTTGCATTTGCATTTTTCCATCAGGTGAAATAAAAGCAAAACTTGCCACAACAATTTTGGCAAATTCAGGAACAAGAGCGGCTCTTGTTTCGTAAATTTCCTCAGGTGTTTTGTCTTTGTCCTCAGGAAATTTTTTAATAAACCAATCTTGATATTTCATAAAAACTTTATGAAGTTCAGGATTACTTTTTTCAAATTCTTTTAGTGTTGGATAACCACCAACAGTTTCCAAGTCAAAGAATAATAATTTGGTTTTTGGATATGGTAACATTTTATTTTAATGATTTGTAAAGTTGTGCTCTATGGTCTGTAACAATATTTAAATCGTATTTGTCTTTTACTGTTTCGTATAATCTTTCACCTAAATCTGCCGCCCATGTTGGGTTTTGAATTAGTTTTTTCATTGCTTTAGCCCAATCTGAATGATTTCTTTTTTCCTCAACTAAGATTGCATTTCCATCAACAAAGTTACCATTTTCCAATGAATGTTTCAAATCAATTGTGTAAGGACCAATATTTGATGCCACAATTGCTTTTTTATAAAAACCAGCTTCAATTACCTTCAATTGTGATTTAACTCTATTAAATGTGTGATTCATAATTGGTGCCAAAGACACATCAAATTTAGCGTAGTTTTTCGCGTAAGATGTCACTGGTTCAGTCCAAACACGATTATAAAATTGTTCACTACCATTCCAAGAGTCTTGTCTAAATTTCATCAAATAATCCTTGTATTCAGGTGTTGTGAATTCATAATTTTTTGTAAAAATTTCTTCATATCTCGCCCACACAGTTTCTTGTGGTAGAATTGCTCTTTGTTTTTGTTCACCAGTTTGTGCGTTAATTTCAGTCATTGTTCCTCTTGTATCAAAACCACAAAGAAATATTTGTGACTTATCTCTAAATTCTTGACCAATAGCATCTGTAAAACCTTTCATTAATCCCAAATCATGCAAGTGTGAAGAACCACCTAACCAACCAAATCGTAATTTTTCTGATGGTTTTGTTGGTTCCATAAATTGTTGTTCATTTGGATTAATAGCGTTTGGTAAAACAAATACATTTTTGTTATACTTTTTAATTTCATCTGCAAAAATAGATGTAGTTGTCGTCACATATTTTGCGACCTTGATGTTCGCTAAAATTTTTTCATGAATTTTGTGTTGTACAACTAAATGATATGCTGGATGTTCTTTTGTGGGTAGCCAATAGTCATCTAAATCCATCACGGTAATAATACCTAAGCTATTTAAAACTTGGATTAGTGTATTGGATTTATCATAATCAGGATTCAAACTCCTGTGAAAACAAACCATATCGTATTTTGTCCAATAGGATATATCATCCATTTTTGGTTCAAAATCAATATCTACGTGAAAATCTTCAGGGTATTTATTCTGTAAAAAAATGTGAGGTTCGATTGAACGAAATTTACCAACTCCCGTTCTGTCTGATGGTAAAACTAGTATTTTAATCTTTGACATATGTTAATATTTCTTAAAATATAGAAATATTAATTGAATAATCAAACCTTATTGAATCTTTTTAATTTTTGTAACCTTACCTTCAAAAAGATGTTTACCAACTTTTAAACTTAGAAATTCATTAGTTTTTTGTTCATTTTCAACAATAATTCCTGATTTAGATAATTCTTCTCTAACCACATCTCTAACTGTGTCTCTAACAGTGTCTCTAATCATTGTTTTTAATGCATTCATGTCAAAACCGGATGTATTATTTGATTGAGGTTGGCTTTGTTTTTTGGGTGTTGTTCCCATTAACTTTTGTGCTCCTTCAATAATTTCATTAGATAAAACATTTGTAGTTCCCGGTAAACTTGCTTGAGCAATTGGGTTTTCAATCATTAATTGTTTTATTTCATCAGGTAATTTTGAATTTAAAATTCTATCTTGTGTTGGTAATTCAGGTTGTTTAACTTCTGATAAAGATGTATCAGAGGCGTATTCTTGTGGTATGTTATAAGTTGCAGGAACTGCTTCGTAGTTTTCAACCATTGGTGTATTATAATTTGGGGTACCACTTGCATTACCTCTTGGTATTACTTGGTGTCTATCCATTATTTTTTTGGATAAGGCTAATTTTGCCATTAAATCGTTGCTCATATTATGCTATTATTTCTTCAGGGGTTTGACCTAGTTTTGCGTTTATGTAAACTTGTGTCATTGATTTATCTCCATTTGGGTTATAGTCCACAGGTAGTTCATTAAATTTCTCACCAGTTCGGTTAAAAGTAAATGTTTTATCAATTCTAAACATTCTCCAACTCGGTAAAGGTTTTAATCCAAGTGATGCTCTGTGGGATGCTCCTTCAATATCATAAGCTCTTAAAACCAAATTACCAGATTTTGACCTACCCAAACAAACGGGGTAAACAGTTCTATATCCTTTACCGCCCGGTTCATCACCATCGTAAGTAATTGTAATAACATCCAAGCTTTTGATGGCTTTTTGTAAGTCATCAAAAGACACTGCTTCAGTTAATACATCTTTAAATGATGAAAAAAGTTTCATTATGGTGTTGGTGTTGTATAAGGTGCTTTTGAGTTATATTTGTTTGTTTTGATATTATCAATTCTATCCATAATATCAGCACTATTTCCAATTTTATCATTGTTAACGTCCAAAAATCCACCAGTCCCTCTACCCATAGCGTCACCGTCTGCTAATGCGTCTTTGTTTGTTGGACCGTATTGATTCTTTGTGTTAAAATCATTTCTCGGAAATAATTTTGCTCTTTGTTGTTCCGCATAAAAACTTAACTGATTGTTGTCACCAGCAGGTTGCGAAAAATCTAATCTGTCGTTTTGTGTACTCATTATATTAATATTTTAAACCACGTGTTTATTCTTTCAATTTCTTCATGAACACCTGTTATTTTGTGCCCACTTTTTTTATGTGATTGACTTGGTCTGAAATCTTTTCTCAAGTCATTATTTTTTTCGTGTTCGTCACTGTATTGATTTGACATCGCAACACTCTTTGCTTTTTTAGATAAATCAATTGCCCCTCTATCTGAGTCTAATGTTTGGTCAACCCATCCTTTAAACGCTCCACCACCTAAAAGATGAAATTCAGGGTTTGATGTATTGGAGTTTGATTCAAACCAGTTTTTTATTCTTTTTAATTGTTGATAAGTTGCATTACCTGTTGATATTAAATCTTGTGCACGTTTAACATTTTCAGTACTCTGATTTGAATACTTAGCTAAACCTTTCGCAATCATGTTTAATAAATGTGGTGGAATTTGATATTCCTTACCATACAGGTCTTTATTCACTTTTCAACATTTTTATTAAGTCGTTTATTGATATACCTTCTTTTTCCGCCTGTTTTTTAAGTGCGGTTACATTTCTTGAAATTACCTTTGATGAAATTTTAGATTTTTCTGTAATTTCTTGGTCATTAGATTTTTTTGAAATAATTTCTTCTTTAACTTCATCAACATCTTTTTCCGCAATTACACCACGATTAACAAAATTCTTATCGTCTTTAAATTTAGATTTTTTATCCATCTTTGGGTCTTTACCCATTTCCTTTGCTCTGTCTTTAGCATCCTCACTATCCAAACCTAATTCTTTTTCCAAATATTTTATTGTTTCTTTGGCGTTCATAAATTTGGTTTCATCATAAGAAAACGCATGTTCCATATCATGCTCTTCAATTTCTTTAGCCGACTCACTAAAATATCTTCTATAACCCATTCTAAAAATGTCATAAACATTTCTTGCAGCTTGAACGGTTTGGTCCATAGTTTTTCTTGGGTGTAATGCTGGGTCTAAAATTGGAATCTTAGAATTCAACATTGTACCATCGGCATCCACAAATTCTTCAAGTTCACCTTCGGGTTCTTCTTTAGTTTTTGTTGAATTTAATTTTTTAAATCTTTCGTGTGATTTACACGGCATATACGAATCATCACCCATTTTGTGATATCCAAGACAACCAAGTTTTTCAGCTGCGTCTAAAGCTTCCTTTTTTGTTTTATATTTATGTTCAGACATATTGAAACAGTTTATCTATAAATACCATATTGTTTGTATTTATCTATTGAATGGCAACACAGAACATAAATAACTATTATTTTAATAGATTGGACATAAGAGCGGATGATAGTTCATACACCGATTTCTTTCTTGTTGCCGATGAAAAACAATATGACCAAGAGGTTATTTATTCACCTTACTTAATTGGATACAATGATGGTAATAGATTACCAATATCAATTGAATTATCTAACACAGGTTGTTCACAAAATTTTTCATATTCATATGGTGATTATTTTTCAGGTAATACAATTATTTCTTTAAACAATTATAATGTTAACCCATTAAACGATACTTGTTATAGTGCCTTTACAGGTGTTTGTGATGTTGGATTAACAGGAATTGATAATGGACTTGTGACTGAAATGACAGGACAAACATTATATTATTCAATGGGTATTAGTGATGTTTTTAAGTTTGACCCATTACATTACGATAGGAGATTTAAAATGAGACCTGTTACAGGTTATACTCAAAGCCCAAATCAAAGATTTTCAGGAATTACCGCACAAACATTATATAATATTGTATCCAAAACAGCAACAACTATTGGTCAATACTATGAATTATACGGTGGTTATTTACAAGGGTTTTATAAGTTATACGGTTATGATTATGAAGTTTTACCTGAAAGGATGCATAAAGGGTGGACGGTAGAAATGATGTTAAAACCAAGATTGGTTGATGAATATGTTCCTTCATCGGGACAAACATATCTAAATAACATTTATACTGAAAATTCAGGTACCTTCTTCTTTATGGGAGCAAGAGCTGAAAACAAATTCTATCATTACGCAGCAGGAACCGCTGATACTTTTTCAGGGTACACAAGAGTGACATCAGGATTAACAGATTGTTTAACAACTTGTGCGTGTTCGAATACTGCATTCACTAATTCTGATTGTCATACATTATACCCATCTTCAGCAATTACTATATCACACAATTGTACCACAACAACTGTAGTACAAGAAGACCACAATCCTGAAGATGATGTTTTTTCAAATGCATTATCACTACGATTCGAGGGTGACCCATCAAACCCACATTTGTGTGTTAAATTTTTATTATTAACAGGTAGTTGTTCAACAACGGGAGCTTGTGAAACAACAGGATTAACTTTTGAATCGGGATATACCATTACTGAAATATGTTCAACAGATGGAATCTATGATGTATGTACAACAGGTTCAACAGGTATTGAAAAATGGTTGATGTTAGATGTTGTGTTTGAAAGAAATATAACTTGGGATGAATGTGATTTATTGAACATGGGAGGATTGGGTGATATTAGACGAATGACTTATACGGCATCAACATATGGTAACACTGTATCATTAATTGGACCACCAGCAACACACTCGGGAAATACCTATCCAAGCAAAGTTGAGACAATTCAACTGAACAGAAAATGGTTAGACCAAAGAGAATATAGATTAGGAAAACTTAAATTCTTTGTTAATGGTAAATTGTTTATGACCATTGAAGATTTTGAAGAAATTATTCCAAGAGAATTGAACGAAGTTAAAGAAAAACAAATTGGGGTTCCATTTAATATATCATGGGGTGGTGGAACTTTTGGATTAAGAGAATCATTAACATTTAGTGGTTGTAGCGGGACAACAGGTCCATATATCCAAGACCCTGAAGTTATGTGTGATAATACATTAAGTGGAACAAGTTTATCAGGACTTACCACAAATATTTTATTAGAACAAAATTTTGGTGGGACATTTATGGGCGGTATATCTGAGTTCAGAATGTATGTTGAACCATTGGGTTCTGCACAAGTACAACATAATTATAGAATATTAAAAAATAAATTTGGTTTGTTTAATTTTAACTGTCCTGATAACGCATGTATTGTTAACAGTGGGGATTTTACAGCAACATTAATACCGGCACCATAATGTCAAATAATTACGGATTTAGAGTTGAAAGTACTGAATATAGTGGTCAAACATGTTTGGTTACCTTTTTGGATACAACATTAAATGAAACTTTTGAGTTGGGAGTAGAAACTATCCCTTTTGATTATTTTCCTGCCGATGGTACACCACAAGGTAAAGTGTTTATATATTTTTCAGGTACCGACCAAACATTTGTAATTGATATTACAACACCAAATCCATCACCAACACCAACTAGCACCGTAACGCCAACACCAACAAATACGGTTACACCTACCAATACCGAAACACCAACTCAGACACCAACACCAACTAACACCGAGACTCCTACCCAAACGCCAACTCCTACCAATACCGAAACACCAACTCAGACACCAACACCAACTAACACCGAGACTCCTACCCAAACGCCAACTCCTACCAATACCAAAACTCCTACCCAAACACCAACACCAACTAACACCGAGACTCCTACCCAAACGCCAACTCCTACCAATACCGAAACTCCTACCCAAACACCAACTCCTACCAATACCGAAACTCCTACTCAGACACCAACAGCAACTTCAACGGAGACTCCAACAGTTACGCCAACTATTACACCAACCATTACGCCGACATCGAGTAATTCCACACCAACCCCAACACCAACTTCCACTGTAACACCAACAAATGTGTTGAGTAGTAGAATACTATATTACGATTTTAGTGATAGTAATTCATATTCAGGAACTACAACCGTATTTGATTTAGAAAATAATAGTAATGGTACTATTGTGAATTCTCCTTCAAGTGGTAGTACAGGATGTGGAACTTTCGTAGATTTCAATGGTACTTCACAGTATATCTATACCAACACTAATTTAAGTTCATTGTTTTCTGGTGTTTCTCCAAACAAGTCTGAAGTGACTTCAATATTTATGTGGATTTATCCTCAAGGTGATGGGGTTATACTTTCTGAAGTGGGGGTTGTAAATTCTTTATCGGGATGGCACACATCTATAATTGAAATGGTTTCGGGAACACTTAAGTTTGGTTTATGGACTACTACAGGAAATATTAATTTTACCTCATCTATATCAACACCACTTAATAATTGGTATTATGTTGGTATGACATATGATGGGTCAACTTTAACCGCATATGTTGATGGTGTAAGTGCTGGTAATATAACCTTAAATAGATTGGCCCCTTATAATGCCGGGTCAGGACTATTTTATTTACTTGCACATCAGGATGGTACAAATATGGGTGACGGAGGATTTGGTGATTACAGACTTGGTAGTTTAGAAATTTATACAACATCCTTAACAAGTGGACAAACGTATTCAAACTATATTAACACATCCTCAAATTATATTTGTCCAACACCAACACCAACTAATACATCAACACCAACGGTTACACCAACAATTACGCCGACTAATACATCAACACCAACGGTTACACCAACAATTACGCCAACGCCAAATCTTGTAACAAATGGTTTGGTAATCCAACTTGACGCACATACAAGTTCAAGCTATCCCGGAACAGGTACAACAGTTTATGATATAACAGGGGGGTATAATCACACATTAATCGGTGCAACTTACACAGTTCTTAACGGTATAAAATGTTTTGATTGTACTACAGGGACTAATAGAGTTAATTACAACGCAACAGGACCTTTATTACCAAATTCAGGATACACATATATTACTTGGGCAAGATTAGAATTAAATAATATTGCATCATTTAGAACATTACTTTATACAAACTCACCTAAATACACTCCAATTACCATCCCAAATAACTCCGATATATTGGGTTATTGGGACAGTGCGTTTAGAAGTTCAGGGTATGACTTGTCAGGTGAAACAAGTGTTTGGGTTCAATATGCGGTTGTTGGAACAAATTCATCTCAAAAATTCTACATAAATGGTTCTGAAGTTGGAAGTCAAATTGCTTTTGGTGCTGGTGGAACTACACACTGGGGTTGGGGTAATAATGATGTCGTTCCTCAGCCTTGGGGGTATGTTGCCAACATGTATTTCTACAATAGACAGTTGTCACTTTCTGAAATACAACAACAGTATAATTTCTTGTCTCCAAGATTTGTTGAACCAACACCCACCCCTACATCAACATCAACACCTACGGTTACCCCAACAAATACAATAACACCAACTAATACTCAGACACCAACACCATCAGTAACACCTAATATTGTAACATCAAACTTACAACTACAGTTATTACCAAGTAGTTATGTTGGTTCAGGAACTGTTTGGGACACAACTGTGGGTAGTACGGATGCAACTTTATCGGGTAGTCCAACTTACAACGCATTAAGTGGTTTTACTTTCAATGGAAGTTCTTCTTATGGTAGAATCCCAAGTGTTAATGGTGTTACAAACTTTACAAATACTGAACAATACACGGTTGAAATATGGTTTAATCCTTCAAATGGTCAACCAAACTCAGGTGAAGCGGAACTATTGGAAAAATGGGATACCAGCTTCTCACCTCTTAGATACCCTTACACAATTAGATTTAATGAAGGTGCAAGTAATATGTTCGTGGCAGCTTACGACGGGGCTAACAACCCTAATATTATTATGACGGGATTTACGGTGAATACTTGGGTACAAGCGGTTGCTGTCTTTAATTTTGGTGTTGCCAAGACTCTCACGGTTTATAGAAACGGTGTTTCCGCGGGAAGTATAAGTTTAGCTGGTGTTAATCAAGTAAGTAACACAAATTTTGTAAGTATAGCTGGTAGAGTTACTGCAGACGGAAGTTCAGCCCTAAACAAGTTCAAAGGAACTATTGGTGTCATAAGAATGTACGACACATCATTAACATCAACACAAGTATTACAAAACTTTAATGCCGATAAATCAAAATACGGTTTATAATAATATTAAAATTAAAGTATTTATAGATAATGGAATTCTTTATAAAACAAAACGCAACCTTACCAACTTTAAAACTACAAGTTGTAAAAGACGGAAGAAACGACTTCAGAAGTTTTATGGAGACACTTCAGAATGCAATTATTACATTTTCAATGATTAATTCCGATAATGGTATTTTAAAAATTGCGTCAAAACCAGCGTATATCACACAAAAGTTTTTAGATAATCCCGACGCACCTGAAGAATATTACATTTATTATAATTTTACACCAAACGACACAAGAACACCCGGTAGATATTTGGGTGAGTTTAGCATCACAACAACTGACGGTGAATTGATTGTTCCAATAAGAGAATCTTTGTTTATCAACATAACCCCTTCTTTTATTAAAACTCAATACTGTTGTTGATAATACCAATTCTGTAACATATATTTATTTAGACAAGGTAAACTCCGACGTGTTCGGAAGCTAATAAACCACTCTAGAAAATATTATGATACCAGCAGAAGAAATTGAAGATTTTTTGAAGGGCTCTGACCCTGAACAGTACATAGTCAGTGTTGAATTTGACTACGTTAGTGACTCCATCTACAAAATTATTGAAGACCCCATAAAAGGGAAGATTGTTAAACGTGATACCTTTATTCCATTTGCTTGGGTTGGTGATTTACGTGGTCTCAACTTTTATCAAGGTTCAAAGGGGTTACAAAAAGAAGCAATGTCCAAATACGGAATTGTTATTGAAAAACTAAAAACAGAAGGAAATAAAAGACTTGAAGAAGGTTTATCATTTATGGTTAAATCTTTGAAGGGTTATAGAACATTATTACAATTTTTCCGTGATGGTGGAATTGACCCATATGGTGAAAAGGCAAAAGAAAAAGTTTTGATTCTTCCACCGATTGAACAATTTTTGATTCAAAAAGAAAAACGTCTTTTCAAAGGGTTTGAAAGTTATGATGACGTAACCCGTTTTGTATTTGACTTAGAAACTACCGCTTTGGAACCAAAAGATGGTAGAATATTCATGTTTGGATTAAAGACAAACAAAGGGTTTCACAAGGTTATTGAATGTTCAAATGAGGAACAGGAAAAACAAGGTATCATAGATTTTTTTAACTATATCCATGAAATTAAACCATCCATTATTGTGTCATATAACGGATTTGCGTTTGACTGGCATTGGATATTTGAAAGGGCAAAAGCTTTGGGATTGGATATGAAAAGAATCTGTAAATCACTTAACCCTGAAAAATCAATTACACAATCAAAAGGTTTGTTGAAATTGGCAAACGAAATTGAGGATTACGTTCAAACATCAATTTGGGGTTATAATGTTATTGACGCATTACACTCAGTAAGACGTGCACAAGCTATTAACTCAAATATCAAATCTGCTGGTTTGAAATATATTGTTCAATATTTGGAAGCTGAAGACGCTGACCGTATCTACATTGACCATACCGATATTGGTTCCATGTATGCCAAGAAAGAAGATTATTGGTTAAACACCCAAAATGGTAAGTACAAAAAATGTGGTATTGACCCAAAGGTTGATGAAGTGTGTGAAAGAAGAGAAGATACCTATATTAAAACAACAGGTGATAACATTGTTGAAAGATATCTTGACGATGACTTAATTGAGACATTAAGAGTTGATGAAGAGTTTAATCAGGGTTCATTCCTGTTGGCTTCTTTGGTTCCAACAACATATCAAAGGATTGCCACGATGGGAACAGCAACACTCTGGGAAATCCAAATGAGAGCTTGGTCGTATAAACATGGACTTGCAATTCCCGCTAAACAACAGAAACAAGACTTTGTTGGTGGATTGTCACGTTTGGTTAAAGTTGGGTATTCAACCGATGTATTGAAACTTGACTTTAGTTCACTGTATCCGTCAATTCAGTTGGTTCACGACGTATTCCCTGATTGTGATATAACAGGAGTAATGAAAGGTATGTTAACGTACTTTAGAAATGCTCGTATTATGTATAAACAATTGGCCGAAGAGTTTGAAAAGAGTGACCCTGTAAAATCTAAATCTTATGACCGTAAACAATTACCAATTAAGATTTTTATTAACTCAATGTTTGGAGCTTTATCAGCACCTCAAGTATTTCACTGGGGTGATATGAATCAGGGTGAAAGGATTACTTGTACAGGTAGACAATATCTACGTCAGATGATTAAGTTCTTTATGAATCGTGGATATGACCCGTTGGTTATGGATACGGATGGTGTGAACTTTTCATCACCTGTGAATGTTGAATCCCGTAAATACATTGGTAAAGGTTTGAATTGGAAAGTGGTTGAAGGTAAGGAATATATGGGTGCCGCAGCTGACATTGCAGAATATAATGACTTGTTCATGAAAGGTGAAATGGCTTTGGATAATGATGGTGTTTGGCCATCTTGTATTAACTTAGCACGTAAGAACTATGCCTTGATGACTGACAAAGGTAAAATTAAATTGGTTGGTAATACAATCAAATCAAAGAAATTACCGTTGTATATTGAAGCGTTTTTGGACAAAGGAATCAAAATGTTATTGATGGGTGAAGGTCAACAATTTGTTGAGTGGTATTATGAATACTTAGAAAAAATCTTTAACAAACAAATTCCATTAAAACAAATTGCGTCTCGTGCTAAAGTTAAAATTTCTATTGAGGATTACAAAGTAAGATGTGGTCAAAAAACCAAATCAGGAAGTATGATGTCAAGACAAGCACATATGGAACTTATTATTCATGATGGTATTGCGGCTAACTTGGGTGATGTAATTTTTTATGTTAACAACGGTACAAAAGCATCACATGGTGATGTTGTTAAAAAAGTTGACTCATTGGTAATCAATGCCTATAGATTGGACAATGAGGAACTTGAAAGAAATCCTGATATGTTGGGTGAGTATAATATAGCGAGAGCAATAACAACATTTAACAAACGTATTGAACCTTTGATGGTTGTGTTTAAAGATGATGTTAGAGATTCTTTGATTATTGATAACCCAAGTAAGAGGGAATTCTATACAAAAGAACAATGTCAATTAATCAATGGTCACCCTTTCGAGGATACCGACCAAGATAAATTGGTAGATGTTTTAACGGTTTCTGAACAAGAAGTGAAGTTTTGGGATAGGGTTGGTATTAGTCCTGACTATATCTATGATTTAGCTGAAGATGGATGGGAACAAGAATTAGTCCAATTTGAGACCGTCTGAAGATAAGATGTACCAGTTTCCACCTATAAAGTGAAACTCAACACATGCACCTTTTCCAATTTCAACTTCATCATATTGTTCGTCAATTTTGCTCTTATCGGGTCTAATTGTAACTTTGGTAAGAGCTTTGACAACAATGTGGTCAGTTGTTTTACTATCTAATAACAAATCACAATGTTCAACAGTTTTAATCACAATTGCGTATTCACCTGTTGTTGTGTAATTTGATTCGGAAATTAAAGCGACCTCAGATGTTTTTACTTCAATTCCGTTAATAATTTTTTTACTCGGTATACTCCTTAATATTGGCATAAAATTAAATTACATTATAGGGACTTGGGAACGCTCTATATTTTAATTGTTTATTTAGGTTTTCAGCAATTAAGGCTTCCTTTTCCATTTGTTTAACAGGACTTAATCTTTCAAGACGTAATTTTAATTCTTCTTCAAGTTTTGCTCTTTCATCTTTAGCCTCACCTAACAAAGATGTGTAGTCCAATGTTAGTTCAGAGTCAGGGGTTTTAAGGTTACCACTGTATTTACCATAAATACGACCTAATGTTTCTTTACAGTAAGCGGTAAACCATCTTCTAACCCATTGTTGTGCGGGTGTATTAAGGTCCTGCCAATTTAACGCTTCTAATGGTATGTCAGATGGTAATCTAACAATGTCAGGATTTGCAGCCAAACAATCATCACGGTCACCATCAGTATCGTAGTACCAATACCAACATCTATATTCGTTAAATCCAATATTTGAAAAATCAAATCTTCCACCAGGTGTGTTGTATAAGTGTAATGCTTTTTTTCCTTCAGGCAATGCTGTAATTCTATATGTCAAATCACCAACAATCATTCTTTGTTTGAGATTTCTATCCGCCATTCTTAACACAACGTCAAACGCTGGCATCATAAAATAACTTCCACTTGCACCAAATTGTGCAAATCCGCCAGGACCACCTAATCCAGTTCCACCAAATCCTCCAAATCCACCCATAAATGGGTCGAATAATGAATTGTTTAATTCGGCTCTCATGAACCATAAAAGTTCATTAATTTCACGACCCTTAGGTATTTCATAAATTTGTTGGTTCGGAACCAAATCAACATAATCTTTTTTAAGTACCCAATCACCACCAGCTTGTAATCCAACTATCTTTGAATATGCGTAAGTGTATTGTGTTTCCCAATCTAAACTTCTTTTGGTAAGTGCCCTTGTTAAAGACTGTTCGTCAAGGTTCAGTCCATATAAAGAAGTCCATTGTGCTTCAATTAACCAATCTAAAATATATTGTTCGTAATCCCCAATCGCAAGTTCTAATAATGAGTCCATTTGCTCATCTTCTAACTCAACACCTCTAACAGGTGCACCAAGAAGGGCTTTAATTCTTCTATAGAGTTTACTTCTTTCTGGTTCTACAATAATTGCCATCTTCTTTATAAATATCAAATATCTCCAAATATGTTTGATTTTGGAAATACATAATTACCATCAATAATTTTTGTATTTTGATTTTTGAATACGACTGTCTTGTTTTTATTATTAAAAACTAAATAATCAGTTTTATATTGTTTTGGTGCGCTCGCTCCGAACACCATAACACTATCATCATTAAAATCTTTTACACCACTAAATGGTTTAATTTGTGCTGTCAATCTTTGACCATCTTTATTAATAATCGCATCAACACCCGAAATCATATCTTCTTCAGAACCCAATCCACCAATTTTGTGAACGTCTTCAGTTCCAAATATTTTTCTTAATGCTATAACAGTAATATCTTCTCTTTCCTCACCTTTGGAATCGGTTTGTACTAATTTCTGTACAATATTTTGAAAAGTTTTAGATGTTGACAAGTTAAAGATTCGGTCTCTTAAATCATAAAGATATTTTGTAAATCTTTCAACTTCTTTAATTTGTGCAAATTTATCTTTATCCCCAAATGATATAGGTTTTATATTGTTTTTAATTAAATAAAAATTTAAATCATTCATCAAAATACAAAACGAACTGTAATTTGTATTTAATTTGTTAATAACTGAACGACCTGGTTTTCCGTAATTATAAATTCCTGACATTGAACCTGGTTCATATTGGTCTTTTTCAAACCAATATTCTGAAAATTTTTCTTTCATGATTGTGTTGATTGTATTCATGAATTTATATTTTACTTGTGTGTTCATTGAAAACATTTTGTTTATTTCTTTAACCTCTGTTGTTGAACAACCTATACTTTCTCTTGTTTCAACAAGTAATTCACCAGCTAACTTTTCTTCGTTAAGTTTTTTTTCGTTTTTAGATATAAGAAGTGTGTTAACAAAGTCCCAATTAATAACTGAGAAAAATTTTCCTATATATTCATCTTTTTTGTTTTGGTATCTTAAATAATATGCGTGTTCCCACAAATCAAGACCCAATATTGGATATCCACCATCTTTGACGGTATTCATTAATGGGTTATCTTGGTTTGATGTCGTAACAATTTTTAATTTACCTTGACCATTAATTACCAACCAACACCATCCTGAACCAAAATTCTTTTGTGATTTTTCCGTGAATTGTTTTTTGAATTCTTCGTAAGAACCAAAGTCTTTTTTAATTTTTTCTTCTACAGGACCGTTAATGGTTTGTTTCTTTGGCGATAACATTTTCCAAAACAAAGCGTGGTTAAAGGCACCACCCGCATTGTTTTTAACAGTTTTGTTATATCTTGAAATACCTTTTACAATTTCTTCAAGTTCAGCATCGGCACCTTTAAGATTTGCAAGTGCCGCATTTAATTTTTCAACATACCCTTTATAATGTTTGTTGTAATGAACATTCATTGTTTTTGGGTCAATAAATCTACCAAGTGATGAATATGAATATGGTAATCTTTCAATCCCAATTTTTTTCATTTCATTAATAATCTCTTTTTGTTCGTTTTGTATTGATTCTTGTAGGTCTTCGTTGGTAGTTAATTTGTCTTCTAATTCTTCAATTTCGGCTTTTAATTTTTTAAATTTCATAATCTATCATTATCTTATAAATAAATAGATTTTCAAAAAACTTACCTCTTACCAAAAATTTGATTCATAATTTCTTGTACAATCTCTGCCCTGCCCACGTTATCACCCATTACGGTTTCAAAAATATTTTTCTTTTTATTGAGAATATCATAAATTGTACCCTCAATAGTATTTTCAAATATTGGATAATATACCGATACGTTTGATTTTTGTCCGTATCTATAACTTCGGTCTTCAGCTTGTGCGTGGTCGGATGGAACAAATGATAAATCATTCATAATAACCGCCTCAGCGGCAGTAAGTGTAATACCAACACCCGCCGCTTTTAAGTTACCAACAAACACTTTTATTTTTTCATTGTTTTGAAATTCGTCAACAGCGTTTTGTCTTTTTGCTGGTGAACATGAACCATCCAAGTAAACGGCTTGTTTACCGAAATGGTCATAAATTTTATTTAGGGAATCGGTAAAGTTTGTGAAAACTATTACTTTTTTATCTTGTTCTAATATGTTCTCAACCAATTCAATGGTTGACCGTATTTTTTCTTGTGCAATTACCTGACGTACCTTTGTTAACTTGGTAAATTGAACGGTTAATGATGAACTCTCATCGGTATTTTTTTCATACCAATCAAAATACTCACCCATTAATTCTTCATATTCTTTTGATTTTAATCTCAAATAAACGGGGGTGATAATTTTATCAGGTAAATCTAATACATCTGTTTTTAATCTTCTTAATACTTGTCTTGTTGTTCGGTCTCTTAACTCTTCTAAATTTGAAGCTCCCATAACATTCCAAACTTTTCTATTACCAACTTTGAATTGGTACCCATTACAATATCTAACAACATATGCCATCCAATTTGCTGCAACGGGTGATTCAATAAGTTCTAACAAATTAAAATAATTCATTGGTCGTGATGTCATTGGTGTACCCGTTAACAACCACAATCTGTCAACCCCCTTCACAAAGTCGTTGATTAATTTTGTTCTTTGTGCGGTTTTATTTTGAATATAATGTGCTTCATCAATAATAACCAAATCAAAATTACTTTTTAAAACACGAGAGTTGTCCCTATCTTTTGGGTCGTGAAAGTTTTTTAGAATGTCGTAATTAACAATTACAAAATCAGCATCCTCATATCTTTTACTTCCGCAGATATATGTTGAGCGTTTTGTGTAATTTTCAATTTCTCTTTGCCAGTTAATCTTTAATGACGCAGGACAAATAATTAAAACTCTTTTGGCTTCAGTTTCCAACGCCGCCACAATGGTTGATGTTGTCTTACCCAATCCCATATCATCAGCCAAAATAAACCTTTTTGTTTTTACAAGTTTTTCTACCGCCTCAACTTGGTGTGAAAGAAGTGGTCTATGTGAATACTTTGAATAATCAATTTCTTTATAGTATTGTTCAGGGTTTTTAATGATTGCCGCCTTTGGTAACCAAAAATCTGTTAAAGGTTCACTATCAAAAAAACGACCCCAAATATGATAAGACTTATCTTTTTCAACTAATAACTTTTCAATCCACACTTGTTTTGGTGGAACTGTATATAATTTTTCGTTTGATATTTTTTCAGAAAAATAATCATCCAATTCAACCCATTTTTTTGCAACTTTTGGTGTTGTGTTTGAGTGGTTTAAAATGTATTCACATTGACTTCTTGTTGGAATACCACGTTTGTTTGGGTTGAAAATACCTTTTAATTTTAGGATATAGTTATTTGCACCCTGATAATCATGTAGGGTATTAAGGGCTTTTTGTTCTAATAATCCTGAGTTTTCAATTATGGGGTTTTCCAAATCAAAATAGTTTTAATAAAGAAATATAATCAATTTTATTGTATTTATCAATAATGACAAATAAAGTACCAATTACACGAATATCCAAATTCTTTGGTGAACAGGATTTTAACCTAAATATATCTATGGGTGAGGAATGGTTGTACGGTGATATGAACTTTACATTGGTTTTATATCGTGTTGACAAGAGTAAAACAAATCAAGATGATGTATATGGTGAGGCGTTAACAGATTCGGTGTCTTATTTGGCACCTGTTGAAATTAAAGCGTTTGTTAAAATCGAAGCACCAAGTCAAGCGACTTTTGGTAATTCAAAATTAAGTCAAACTGAACCAGGTAATTTGATTATGAGTGTATATCTTCACTATTTGGAAGAAGAAGCAATTACAATTTCATATGGTGATTACATTGGATATCCTGAAACTGAAAGTAGGATGAGATATTATTCTGTTGCAGATGACGGAAGGATTGTTTCGGACAATAAACACACATATGGTGGATACAAACCATTTTATAGAACATTTGTTTGTACACCTGTAAGTGAAGACGAATTTAAAGGAATATAATGGCAACACCAAAAAAACTTGTTAAAACAATTTCTTTAACACCAAAAAAAATTCTTCAACCTAGAAGGGAAGAATTATTGGAACAAATTCAAAAAGATGGAACATATCTTCCAAAAGGAATTTATCACGCCGATTTGGATAGGGGGATGTTAGATTTTGTAAAGAATGATTTAGGAATTAGTGTTAACGGAAAAGTTGTTAACACAGTTGATGTTATTATTACCACTCAGAACTGGGCACAGTTTACACAAACTTGGAATTTTCAAGATTTAGATTCGAACATTAAACCACCTTTTGTTGCAACAGTTAGAAAACCTGAAACACCCTATGGAACAAATCAGGGAGCAACAAATTATAGAATACCTGGTAGACCATTATTTCAATACGCTTTGGTTCCCAATTTTGACGGAGCAAGAAATGGTATGGATGTTTATAAAATACCACAACCAATTCCTGTTGATATTACATACGAAATAAAAATCTTTACAAATAGAATGCGAGAGTTGAATGCGTTTAATCAAAAGGTTTTAGATAAATTTTCATCAAGACAATCATATGCTTTAATTAAGGGAAGATACATTCCGATTATTATGGATAGTATTTCAGATGAATCGGTGGTTGAATTACAAAAAAGAAGATACTTCATTCAGAATTATACATTCAAAATGTTAGGTGTTTTATTGGATGAAGAACAGTTTGAAGTGGCACCTGCGGTGTCAAGAGTATTAACTATGGTTGACGTTAGTACTAAAACCAAATCAAGAAAAGCAATAGCTTCGACTCCCAATCCAAACAATATACCAACAAATTATCAATTTATTGGTTCAAATACCACTTTAACACAAAGTTCATTACCAACAAATTATGACTTTAATTTTGTAAGTTCTGAAAATGTTGAACATTATAGTGCATATACATTGACTCATGGTGTTCAAGAGTATATTGGACAGGATTTGTCTTATTTTCCAATGAGTTCACAAATTGGTTTGGTGATTCAAATTGAAAAAAAGACTGGTCAAACAAATAATGATTCAAATATTTTGTTTGATATTAAATTAGTCTAACGGGTCACCGTAAATGTCGGTCTTAATACGACATTTTTCTTTGATAATATTTTCTAAAAATCCATAAATCTTAAGTCCATTTTCTTCACAATACTTTTTGAGAATTGTGTGTGATTCTTCAGATATCTTGATATTCTTTATTTTTTTGGGTGTTTTTTTCATTGGGCAGAAAAAAGGAAGAATTTATTCATACTGATTTATAAATAGTATCCCTATACTAAGATTTTTACAAAAATCAATAATATTTATGTAGTAAATAAAACAACTTATAAAAAAAACAAATAATGGCAACATCAAATAAAGTTTTCGTTTCACCTGGAGTATACACTTCAGAACGTGACTTATCATTTGTAGCACAGAGTGTAGGTGTTACAACGTTAGGTATTGTAGGAGAAACTTTGAGAGGTCCGGCTTTTGAGCCAATCTTCGTATCAAGTTTCGATGAATTTTCAGCAATTTTTGGGGGTACTTCACCTGAAAAATTTGTAGATACACAAATACCAAAATACGAAGCGGCGTATATCGCCAAATCATACTTATCACAATCTAACCAATTATTCGTATCAAGAATTCTTGGTTTGTCGGGTTATGATGCGGGACCATCTTGGTCTATTAGTACTATTGCGAACGTGAGTGGTGGTTCAGTTTCACAAGATAGTGTTCTTTCGTCGGTTTCCGTAACTTTTACAGGAACAACTGGTGGGACATCAACTATTTTGTTTGAGTCTCCATTCCCATCAACTATTTTTAGTCCTGATTTAAATAGTCAATTCACATTATCGGATGGTACAACATCAACTATCAGTTCTGAGTTAAAGACATTTGTTAGTGGTGTAATTGGTTCTAACGCATCTGCGGCATCAACAAGTGCAACAACTGCTTACGTATTTGGTACAATACCCGACTCTTATTATGACTCACTTACGGGTGGTGGATGGACAGGATTAACAAATGTTTATGATGTTCCGAGTTTAAAAGACGCTGATACTGATTATCCAAGTAGAGATAATGACGCTTGGTACTACGCTCAATTCAACCCAACAACTGGTAATGGATATTCGGGATATTCGTTTAGTTCAAAAATTGACACCTTAACAGGTGCGTCAGGTTCGTTTTCGGGTTCGGTTCAATTATCGGCTTTTACACAAATTGGTACTGCCTTTACAGAATACAATGATGTTGTTGTTGCGACTTTACGTTCAAGAGGTCTGTCAACATATACAACAGGAACAAATCCTGTTTATGAAGTTACGGGTACGACTAGTGTTGTATTGGATAGTAATGGCGTTTATAGTGGTGTAACAATGAGTCCTTACGCACCGTTCGGAATTTCGGGTGTTACTAATGATGGTAGTACGTTTGAATTTAAAGTGTCTTTGGATTCAACAGACAGTAATTATATTTCTAAAGTATTTGGTTTTTCTAACTTCGGTAAACCTTCAGATGAAGTTCCTTTATTTGTTGAAGAACAATTTACGAATTTTCTTAATTATTCATACAAGAAAGGTTACATTAGAGGTATTAACGAAACCATCACAGCTTTACCATCCGCTCAAGACGATAACGGTACTTTACAATCTATTGGTTGTTACTTAGAAAAATATCAAACTCCTGAAACACCTTATTTAGTTTCAGAATTGAGAGGTAATACTGTTTATAAATTATTCAAGTTTATTTTAATTTCTGATGGTAACGACGCTAACCAAGAAGTAAAAATATCAATATTAAACGTTTCGTTTAACAATGGTACTTTTGATGTTGGTATCAGAGCATATAATGATACAGATGCAAATCCAGTGTTCTTAGAAAAATATACAAATTGTTCTATGAACCCAGCTTCTAACAGTTTCGTTGGTGTAAAAATTGGAACTAGTGATGGTGAATATCAAGTAAGGTCTAAATATGTAATGTTAGAAATTAGTTCTGAAGCACCGACAGACGCATTACCGAGTGGGTTCGAAGGATATTCAATGAGAAATTATTATGGTTCAACAACACCATTCCCAATTTATAAAACTAAATATGATGTTGCAGGTGAGGTTATATTCCAACCACCTTTATCATCTGTTCAAAGAAGTTCAGGTGATAAAATTAATAGAGTATTCTTAGGTTTGTCCAACACAATTGGTTATGACCCTGAATATTTTAATTATAAAGGTATTATCACACCTTCAAATTTAACAATCGAAACTTCACCAAGTTATTGGGATTTCTTATCTAAGGGATTCCACATGGATTCAGGTGCTACTGTTGTTACTATATCAAATGGTTATAGTACTTCGGGCACTTCTGCTTTTGAAGTTGGAAACGCTTCTTTTGGACCAACTGACTCAAGTGACCCTACAAATCCATATTTTAGAATCCAATCAAGAAAATTCACGTTGTTTGCTCGTGGAGGTTTTGATGGTTGGGACATTTATAGAAAATCAAGAACCAACGGTGATAACTTTGTATTAGGTGGTTCAGGTTACTTAAAAGGTGCATCACCAACAACTCAGTTCCCAAGTGCAACTGGTTGGGGAGCGTTCAAACAAATATCTGTAGAAGGTAATACAACTGATTTTGCTAACACCGACTACTACGCATACTTACTAGGTCAACAAACATTTGCTAACCCTGAGGCTACAAATATCAACGTGTTTGTAACACCGGGTATCGATTTTGTTAATAACTCTAACTTAGTTGAAGACGCAATTGATATGATTGAATCTCAAAGGGCAGACTCTTTATATGTAATGACTTGTCCTGATTACAATATGTTTGTTGATACAACAACATCGTACGAAACTGATTTAATTTATCCAACTGAAGCTGTCGACAATTTAGACACAACAGGAATTGATTCTAACTACACAGCAACTTACTACCCTTGGGTATTAACAAGAGACACTGTCAATAATACTCAAATTTACCTTCCACCAACCGCTGAGGTTTGTAGAAACTTAGCATTGACTGATAACATTTCGTTCCCTTGGTTCGCATCAGCAGGTTACACAAGAGGTATTGTAAATTCAGTTAAAGCTCGTAAGAAACTTACACAAGACGATAGAGATACATTATATCAAGGTAGAATCAACCCAATCGCAACATTCTCTGATGTTGGAACATTAATTTTTGGTAACAAGACTACTCAAGTCGCAGAATCTGCTCTTGATAGAATTAACGTAAGAAGATTGTTGTTACAAGCTCGTAAGTTGATTTCAGCTGTAGCTGTCAGATTGTTGTTTGAACAAAACGATGACAAAGTTAGACAAGATTTCTTAGACTCTGTTAATCCAATTTTGGATTCAATCAGAAGAGATAGAGGTTTAATTGACTTTAGAGTTGTTGTAACAAACACACCTGAAGACTTGGATAGAAACACAATGACAGGTAAAATTTACCTTAAACCAACAAAAGCTCTTGAATTCATTGACATTGAGTTCTTGATTACACCAACAGGAGCTTCGTTTGAAAATATTTAAAAATAAACACGGGAGGGGAAATAAAAACCCCCTCCCTATTATTTATATATAAAACTATGGAATTTACAAAAAAAGTATTAATGGAAAGTTTAGAAGTACCAACTAATGGTAAAAAAACTTATTCTAAAAAACCACAAAACATTGTTTTAACTGAATCACAGTTAGAAAGTATCATTGCAAAATTATCAAAAGACAAAAAGTAATGAATTTAAAAAAATCAATTAGAAGACAATTGTTAGAAATGGTAACTGAGGGTATGGACCCATCAGGATTACCTGACCACAAATATTACGCTTTTGATTGGGATGACAATGTAATGAATATGCCAACAAAAATTATGGTATTAGATGACAAAGATAATGAGATTGGTATGTCTACTGATGATTTTGCTGAATATAGAAACGAATTGGGTAAAAAACCATTTGTGTACAACGGAAAAACTATTGTTGGTTTTGCATCAAATCCTTTTAGAAATTTTAGAGGTGAGGGTGAAAGACAATTTTTGGTTGATGTAATGTCGGCGAGTTTGGGACCATCATGGGATGATTTTGTTGAGTGTATTAATGGTGGGTCAATTTTTTCCATCATCACAGCTCGTGGACACAATCCGATGATTTTAAAACAAGCGGTTTACAAACTCATCAAAAATAATGTGAGTGGTTTGGACCAAGAAAAATTGGTGGAATCATTAAAGAAATACCGTGATTTTACAGGTGAGGATATTAAAGATGACAATACAATGATTAAAGAATATTTGGACATGTGTCGTTTTCACCCTGTATCTTTCGGAACTGGTTCTGAAGCCAATCCTGAAGAAGGAAAAATAAACGCATTAAGAGAGTTTATCAGTTATTGTAAGGAACTTGCAAACAAGGTGGGGGGGAAAGTATTGTTCAAAAATGATGTGTCCAATAATTTCGTGGTACCTTCAATAGGTTTCTCAGATGACGATGAAAGAAATGTGGAAAAAGTTAAAGAATTCTTAAATAAAGAATTTGGTCTAGAGCATCCAGTAACTACATATTTAACAAAAGCTCAAACTAAAACTAGATATTAAATATTTAAATAAATAATAAACTAGAACGCCTAGATAATATAAGAGAAAAAATTTGGATAATCAAGTATTTATAGGTAAATAAACTAAAATAACTAAAACAAAAATATAATAAAATGGCTGACTTATTAATGAAAATGCCCGACCCGTATGAACCAAAACGTAAAAACCGATTTATTTTAACGTTTCCTACTTCATTGGGTATTAATTCTTGGTATGTAGAATCTGCTGCCAGACCAAAAATAACAATTGCATCAAAAGATATTCCTTTCTTAAATACCAAAACTTATGTTGCTGGTATGTTTGAATGGGGAACAATTGGTGTTACTTTCCGTGACCCTATTGGACCATCAGCTGCTCAAGCACTTATGGAATGGGTTCGTTTACACGCTGAATCAGTAACAGGTCGTATGGGATATGCTGCTGGTTATAAAAAGGATATTACTTTGGAAATGTTAGACCCGACAGGTGTTGCGGTTGAAAAATGGATTTTACAAGGTTGTTTCCTAACAGACGTGGACTTTCAGGGTGTGTCTTATACTGATGACGGTTTACAAACCATCTCAGCAACACTTCGTCCTGATAGATGTATCTTAGTTTATTAATATTTCATTTACAAAAAACAAAGTCAGTTTATATTTAAAGCCAGGGGTAATCCTTGGCTTTTTTTATGGAAAACGAAATACAATACGGACAAATGAATTTTAACTTACCACACGATGTGGTACCACTACCTTCACAAGGTTTATTTTATAAAAATAAAAAGAAATCGGTTAAGGTTGGATATTTGACGGCCCAAGATGAAAATCTGCTAATGAGTTCAAATAGTGATAATGTGATTAATCAATTATTGAAATCAAAAATTTACGAACCTGATTTTAGGATTGATGAAATGTTAGGTGGTGATATTGAAGCTATTTTACTTTTTTTAAGAAATACCGCATTTGGAACAAAATATATATTGTCATCATATGACCCAAAAACAAATCAAAGATTTGATGCTGAGGTTGATTTGAGCGAATTAAATATAAAAAAAGTTGACCTAACACCTGACCAAGAAGGTCTGTTTGAAACAACATTACCCACTTCAAAAGATATTGTTAAACTAAAACTTTTAACATATGGTGAAGAGAACATGATTGACAAGGAAATGGAAATCTACCCAAAAAGTATGATAGCACCAATTATTACAAGAAAGTTGGAAGCTCAGATTATTTCAATAAATGGTAGTTCGGATAGAGAATCTATTGTAAAGTATGTTCAACAAATGCCAATTGCCGATTCTAAATTTATTAGAAAATTTTTAAAAGAGGTTGAGCCAAGATTGGATTTAACCAAACAAGTCAGAACCCCGTCAGGAGAAATAATTGACATCACTGTCAATTTTGGGGTAGACTTTTTTCGCCCTTTCTTCGGAGTATAAAAAAATACTATTAGACGAAACATTTTTTTTAGTTAAAAACGCTAACTTTTCATATGTTGATATTATGAATATGCCAACATATGAAAGAAAATATTTTATTGGTAAGGTTCTTCAAGAACACGATATGATTATGGAGGCTCGTGAAAAATCCAATAAATAATATTTATTATTATGGCAGGAGAAAACGAAGTAACCCAAACAACCACACAAGTAACAGGACTTGCAGCCGAACTTGAAAAGGTTGGTAAGATATCTGAAAGATTAAAAGGTAATTTTAAAGAAACTCTTAACACGGTATCAAATTTTGATACCAAGTTAATTTCTGGTGCCAGAAATTTAGGACAAAGTGCTGCTTACGCAAAAAGTGTTGAAAACGAATTAGGAAGAGCCGCTGTTAATGTAATCAAAATGGGTGGGTCTTTGGAAGGTGTTATTAAAACATTTACCGAAATTAATTCACAAATAGGTAGAACAACATATTTGTCTCAACAATTTTATGAAAATGTTGAAGCAATTGAAAAATACGGTGTTAAAGGTGAGACTATTAATTCTTTTGTTAAGTTCTTTGATAAAGTTGGTGGTGGTATGGATGCCGCCACAGAAAAACAAATTCAATTAGTTAACACGGCAAAGGCGTATGGATTAAATGTCGGTAAATTTCTTGGTACCGTCGGTGAAAAATTAGATATAGTAAACAAGTATGGTTTTCCAAAAGGTGTTTCAGATTTAGCGTCAATGGTCGCCAAATCACAACTTTTAGGTGATACATTGAGTGTTGCTCAAGGTTTTGCTGACCAAATTATGGATAGTCCGGAAAAAGCTTACGAATACGCCGCACAACTTCAAACACTGGGTGGTTCATTTTCACAACTTGGAGATGGTGCTCAGTTATTGTACATGGCACAAAACGACTTAAAAGGATTAAATGACCAATTAATTAACGCAACTAGAGGTATTGCAACATTTAATGAAGAAACTGGTCAATTTGAAATAAGTGCTAATGAAAGATTAAGATTAAGGGGATTAAAAAATTTAGGCATTGAATCTAAAGAAATTGAGGAGACCGCTTTAAAATTAGCCAAACAAGAAAAAATTATAAGTCAATTCCAATTTAAACCACAGTTTGAGGGATTATCTAAAGAAGAACAAGAAACACTTGCAGGTTATGCTCAACTACAAAAAGGTGGAGTTGTAACAATTGAAGGTCAAGATATTGGTGGGTTAAGTCCTGATAAAGTAAAAGAAATTTTATCAAATATACAAGGTTCAGGTAGTGAATTAAAAAATAATACAGAAGCTAATATTGATAGTATACAACGAAATTTATCCGCAACAGAATCGGTTATTTCAGCTAATAATCAGTTAACAAACGCATTTTCAATGGCAACTTTAAAGGCTGGTAATTTTTCAACTACATTAGAAGGTTACACAGGTGTGGTTGTTAAGGCTCAAGAACAAGTAAAAAACATTTTAGATAAATCAATTGAAGGAGGTACTAAAATACTTGGTGATTTAAAAACATCTTTTTCTGCTGGTGATAAGGATACTTTTTTAGATAGAATAAATGAATACACACAAGCGGTTTCTAAAGATAAATTTATTAAAGTTGAGGGTAATCCGGTAATTGATGTTAAGGTTACGGGTATTGATGTTGGATTGTCAGATGTTATTAAAACACATATTGCGAATGAGATTGCAAAATCAATCAAGGTAAGCGCATCAGATAGTAGTGGATATAGTGTTGGCTCGTCATCACCTGGTAAAAAATAAGAATAAAAAATCCTGTTACATCTATTTATTAGAAACAGTATAAGATGGCAGACAGCTTATTATCATTTTCAGCATCCGAACAATTTAGAAAACGATTGATTGTTTCTAATTTAGAGCCTTATTTTGTAAAAGGTTCTTCAACACAAACTGTACCCAAAAATCTTACGTATACTAAAGAAACAACGTGGATTGATGTTCCTTTAATTAATCAGCCAGACATGGTTGATACTGGTGTTTCAGAAAAAAAACGACTATATACCGTCAATCAATATGGTCCTGAAGGTGGTTATAAAACTAGTGCCAACAATGAAGTTATTGTAAATAATTCTAACGAAGGTGAATTTAATTTTACAAGTCCACAAACAAAAAAATTCGATGAATCACAATTTTTACAAAAAAATCTAATTACCAAAAACTTATTTGGACCACAAGATGGATGGGGTGATGCATCATCAGAGTTAGAATTAATAATTAGACAATTAACAACAAGAGCAGAATATTACACATATAAAGCTTCAAGTTATTCACCAATAAACATATTATTAAGTAAAGACCCAACAGGTACCTTAGGTACATTATCACAGGATTCCGCACTGGCACAAATTGGTGCAACCAATCTAAGAAAACTATTTGAAGCGTCGATTGCTTTTGAAACACTTCAACAAACTGTAGGTAGAGCAAACTTCCTTCAAACAGGAAGTGACCCATATAGAATTTTAAATTTAATAACAGGTAGACAACCACTTATTGAACCTGATTGGCACATAACTGTACCCGATAGTTTTGTGGGTAAGGGATTGGATTTTATATCAAGAGTCACAGGTGTTTATTCACCATACTCATATATACCTGGTGATTATTTTAACAACGTTGGAAAAAAAAGTGTGTTGAACCAAACAGTAAATGCGGTATCAAGACTTTTTGGTTTTCCTGCAGTATTACCAAGTAAAAAAAGTTCATCAGATGTATTTTTAGCTTACACAAGTGGTGGAACAAGAAAAGTACTTTTTAATAATTTATCATTAAACTATTATACACCTGACTACAAAGCCAATTTCCTAAGTAATTTAAATTTAACCGCACCTAAAGGAAACTACTACATTGGTAGTAGAACATCAGAACCATTAGATATTTTATCACCTTCAGGACAAATTCCTGTTAACCAATTTGGTGTTGAGGTTGAAACAAACGTATACGGACCAAGTAACTTAGGTAAGTTATATGAAAACAATGTTGATTTTAAATTTGGATTAAATCAAACACCAACCATAGAGGGCGGTGGTGTACAAGGTGGATTCACATGGGTATCACCAAAATACAAAGGAAACGCAGGATTTAAAGTTGGTGTTGGTGGTGACATTAAAGGACAAGACACAGGATACCAACCAATTGCTGCGAACTATACAAGAAGTGAATCAACCGAATACCCACTTAAACAAGGTGGTATTTTGGATGATACACAAAGATTAATTAATTCACAACCCGCTGGTTCAAAAAGATTACAGCACGTTGGTAACGCCATTGACCAAGTATCTAAGGTGTTTAACGATGGATATAAGGAAATAACAAAAGGTTCAAGGGTAATTAGATACACCGACAACAATGGTGTGTTTAAAGGAGAAGAATACGGTAGAGTATTTGCCAAAGACATTCCATATTATGACAACCAAAAGTTGGTAAGAAGTGATGGTAACATTAGAAAAAACCCATATTCAATCTTAGACAAGACATATAACTTAAATATGTACCCAACATCAGGTCCCGATTCAACAACTTTAGAAGGGGGGCAAGTTAAGAAGTATATGTTGTCATTAGAAAACCTTGCTTGGAGAACATCAAGAAGACCTGGTTTTAGATACACCGATTTAGCGGAATCAGAAAGAGGTCCTAATGGTGGTAGAGTTATGTGGTTTCCACCATATGATTTAACATTCGCCGAAAACAACTCGGTTCAATGGGAAGGAAACTCTTTTTTAGGAAGACCTGAAGAAATATATACCTATAAGAATACAAGTAGAGGTGGTACTTTGGGTTTTAAAGTAATAGTTGACCATCCGTCTGTAATGAATTTGTTGGTGAATAGGGTTTTGAGTAATACAGCTTCGAGTCAAATTGCTGACCAAGTTATTGATTCATTCTTTGCTGGACTAACCAAATTTGATATTTACGAATTATCTAAAAGATATAATAACTTTTCGACAACAGAACTATCTAAAATTCAACAGATTATAAACGGTTCGGGTAACCCAGAAAAAATTAAAGACGTTATTAATCAATCTTTGAATATTGGTGGGGACGCAGCTGGTGGTTCATTAAGCTCAAACTCAAATGTTGGACAACAAGTATATACGCCACAACTAAGTGGTTATAAGTCAACACAATTTTATTTTGATTATAACGATGGTGGTGGAGGAAACTACTCAAACAATGTTGTAACATATACAACAAGTGGTAATTTCAGTAAAATAGCACCAACACAACAAACTCTAATTTCATCTTCTGAAAACGCTCTAACTGCGTTCACCGAAAATATTAAAACGGTCTTATCATCAAACGCTAATGTAAAAATTGAAATTAGATTACGTTCAAACGTGTCTTATAATGAGGGAAATAGAATTGATTCGGAAAGAAATACATGTATTGAAGACACAATAAAATCTTTAATAAACAACGACAAGAGAGTAAAAATTTCAAAAAGTAATGGTTCTGTTGACGAGACTATACAACCAATTAATTATAAGTGTAGCACAGAAACAACTGACCAATACGGTGCTGGACCTGTTGGATGTAGAAGGGTTATTATTGAGGACATTATTGAGACCCCACTGCCAAACATCAACAATCCAAACGGAGGTGTTGAAACAGGTCCAATATCAGTTATTGATAGATTATTGTCTGAAACACAAAGACAAAATGGAAACAACAATAACAACCCAAGTGTACCAACACAAGAATCAATTAACAAACAGGTTATTAGAAAACTACTAAGTGAGGCTGATTACTTCAAATTTATGAAAGAAAGTAATCCTTTTGTTTATGATTCTTTGAAAGAAAAATTAAAATATTTTCATCCAGCGTTTCACTCAATGACACCTGAGGGTTTGAACGAAAGATTAACTTTCTTGTTACAATGTACAAGACCTGGTGACACCGTCCCAACCAAACAAGCTGGCGGTACACTAAAGGACACAGATGCAAGAAATACTTCGTTTGGTGCACCCCCAATTTGTGTGTTGAGAATTGGTGATTTTTACCATTCTAAAGTCGTTATTGACAGTTGTAATTTTTCATATGAGGATGGTAAATTTGATTTGAACCCTGAGGGTATTGGTGTTCAACCGATGATTGTTAGTGTTTCAATGGGTTTCAAGTTTATTGGTGGTCAAGGATTAAAAGGACCAGTCGACGAATTACAAAATGCTTTGTCGTTTAATTTCTTTGCAAATACAGAGATGTATGACGATAGAGCGACAGATTCTTCACAAATTTCCGCATTTAATAAAGAATTTATTGAAAAAACAGAACCTACAGGTGACACCCCTAAAAATACAAACACAAATCTTCAAAACGAAGGTGGAACTACTATTGGTTCTGTAGAGGGTAAATTTCAAAATAGTGGAACAAGTGTTAATGTTGCATATAAAGAAATTGTTAATGACTTTATAAAAAGTTTTGATAACTTTACAAGTGGTGAATTTAACAAACTAAAACAAATTAGTGAACAATATAACAGTGGTATATTAATGTTATATACAAAAGACCGTGATTACAAATTTGGCAAGATGAATGAATTTGGTGCCCCATCGGCAACACAAACCGATTTGACAATTTTTGGTAAATCAACGTTTGAAAGTAAAATCGATACTTTATTTAGTGGATTACTAAACGACATCAATAACAATTCACTAACCATTCAACAAGAAATGTTAAAGCAAAACTTTAAATCTATTGACCAAACCAATTTTAACAACCAATTGAAAAAATTAGTTAACGATTATAAAGTGGCGTTTACGGACAAACTGGTAAACACAAGTAATGAATTATCCAAGATTCAATTAGAGATGACAAGAAATATAGATAAATTAAACTATGTAGTTCAAACATTAGATGGTTATATTGATACTAAGGGTGTTGCAAAAATTTATACAATAGATAGTGCAACAACTGTAACTGAAATTGGTACTGTTATGAACACTTATTCACCATTAATTAATTTATTAGAAAACAATTTAGAAACCAAAAAAATAATAACATCAACATATACTGATGACCAAACTTATGTTTTAGAGGGTGGTAGTTTTCCAACAAACACCGCAGATAAAAGATTCTTTTTAGTTTTCGGATGGCAATTAGCGAATAATTACAAAGCGTTTGAAACACAAGTTACAGGTTCGTTTACAACTAAAGATTGGACAAAATTTATTAGCGAAAGTTTAACTAAAAATTATAAAGTACCAGCTGATAATGAAAAAAAGAAAATGAGTCAAATTTTTTCAGATTATGACAAAGCCTTTAATAAAGGCAGTAATAAAGCGTATGTGCCAGGTGATGTAACAACATTAATTAAAGAGAAAAGAAAAACAGGTTTGACCCTTAAAACATCACCAACGGATACTGAAATAAGTAGATTAAAAGACCTTTATACGGGACAAAACCGTAATGAGGAAAAAAATACATTCAATGGTAAAGTAATATTCTAATGGATTACTATAATAGATACGGACAATTTTTATTAAACGGTGAGCAAACCGTTGTTCCTGGTTTGAATTTACCAAGAAAAAGTACCGACATCAAATATGTCTTCAGAGCGGGTGTAAGTAGATTAGATAAAATTAGTCAAGAATATTATGGTTCACCATTTTTTAATTGGTTGATTTTACAAGCAAACCAAGAATATGGTAGTTTAGAGTGGGACATTCCTGATAATTCAATTATTATAATTCCGTATCCTTTGGTTACATCACTTCAGGATTATAATAACGCTGTACAAACAAGATTCTATTATTATGGCAGATAATTTCGGTGGTAGTGAAAATATATACTATGAAGAAAATTCAAACATTGTTTTGATTGACCCTAACTCTGTTAGAAGTTCTAATGGTGTAAAAAAGGACCGTGTTATCAAACAAGAAAATCTTGTCATGTATGCAAATTTAATTGCGAAGTCAGTACCAAGAACAAAATTATCTTCAGGTACAGATTTGGATTCTAGTATTAGTAATACAACTGTTGCATCTATAAATTTTCTTAAACCACAAGATAAAGATGTTTTGGATACAAGTTACACGGATGAAATTACTGGTGCCGGTAGTACACAAGGGAGAGGTATCAATCAGATTAAATTTAACAATGGACAAAATCCACAACAAACAAACTTTGTAGATACCCAAATCTTAGGTATACGAGACATTAATGTTGATATTAAATTCAATGGTGTACCAACCGTAACAATGACATTAGTAGACGTACAGGGTAAAAGTTTATTCCAAACAGGAGGAAATTCACCGTACTCAGTTTTTTTGTATTACCCCTATCCACTTTTTGAATTAATTCTGAAGGGATTTTACGGAAAGTCGATTAAATATGAATTGATGTTATTGAATTTTCAAGCCTCATTTGAAGCATCAACAGGTAATTATGTGGTCAATTTAAAGTTCATTGCTAGAACAAGTGCGATGTTGGATGATATTCGTTTAGGGTATTTGTTTGCACTACCTCACATGTATAGTCAAACCAGCATACCAAATATACCAACTGTTAACACACCTAACTCAGCCACGGCATCTGTACAACAAAACGGAACTGGTATTACCAATGAAGTAACTGTCGAACCAACATCTAAGGGATATTCAAAAATAAAACAAGTATTTGAACAGTACAAAAAAGCCGGTCTTATCGACAAAAACGTACCCGTAATAACCTTGAACGAGATGCAGGAAAGGTTAAAGAAATATACTGAATTCGTTAATCTCGAATTTGAAAAATTAGATTTTACAAATATTGTTGCATTAGAAAGATATAATGAATCAGTAAATAAATTTAGTAATAATATTGTTCAATGGGGTGAAACTAATTTAGAAACTTCTAAAGTATTAGTATTAAATAATGAATTTAATTCGGGAGTTCCAAACGTTAACAATTTAAAATTATACCCATTAAAAAATTTAACAAACAGTCAAAGTGGTGTTGAAATACAAAGCAATGTTGATTTATCAGGAAAAGTTGAAACTGAATTAACATCAATATTAAACAATGGTTTAAAAGAATTTCAATCTGTGCCGACAGACCTTTGTAAAAGTATTACACTTGACCAAAAAGCTTTCAAAGTTGACTTTTTTAAAGTAAAATTTAGTGACAGTGATATCAATTACGAGGCAACTTACTTTCAACAAAGAGGAAAACAAGTTACAAACCCAAATACTGACGTTGATTTTATTAAATTCAAAAAAGATTTAAAAACCGAATTGGAAAACAATGGAACATTACTTTCGATTGACAACCAAGGCAATATTGATATTACAAAAGGTAATTTATATTACTATACGATTGACAGAGAAGTTAAAACAAGTCAAGATATCAAGGGACAAATAATTCAAAAATCAAAAGACGAATCAGAACGACTTAACCAAGTTTTGAAAGACAAAATTAAAAAAAATGACAATGTACAAGATTTACAATTCAGACCAACCGTAAGAAATGTAATTGGTACTATAATGGCGTCTGTGGATGCTTTTTATCAATTAATGGATGATGTTCATACAAACTCGTGGAATCAAAGAGAAAATACTGCGAGATTGAAATCAATTTTGACGACCAATCCATCTCAGGAAGGTAAGAACACAATACAAACCACAACAACCAAAAATCCAAATTATTTTGTTTATCCTTGGCCACAATTTGTACAGAAAAAAGAAACATCGGGTAAAGTTGAATATGAGGTGACATATCCTGGCTCTAAATCAACTAGTGAATCAACTCAGTCATATAATCCTGTTATTTGGCCTGAAGTTGAATTTGTTGAAGAATATCTTAAAGGAGTTTTAAATAAAGACCGAAATTTTACAACCAATGTAAAACCAAATACTGAATTAATTATAAAATATACACCCGAACACGCGATTGAAATACCGTTTAAAAACAATGTTTACCTCCAACAAAACGTCCCTGTTGAAACCTATGTTTATGAAATGTATGAAAGAATATATCTAAACACATTTTATTCTGGTTTATATTATATCAGTGGTATTACAGAAGATTTAGTTTTTACAGCGTCTGACCTTGAAATTAATAACGTTACTCAATCACAAGTAATTGGTGATTTAAATAATGTTATTTCCAATACGTTACCCACTACAACCTTATATAATTATTTAAAAACAACCGCTGGTCAGAATCAAGCCGGACCCACATGGAACAATTTTATCTTACAGAATTTTGTTACACCTTATATAAACGACCAAGTTAATAATAGTTTTCAACTACTGAGTGAAAAAGTTTTTAATACATCACCAAACCCCTTGAAACTAAAAAGTTTGGATAAAATTAAAGCCGCGATAAGTTCTAATACAACTAACGAAACAACACTATTTGATACATATCCATTTATTATTGATAGTTTTGCACAAAAAATGCAAGGAACACCAAATAAAGATAATAGATATTCAACAGTTAATAGTTATGGTTTTAATGACAAAAAATTAGTAATTGATAATTTTTCAGGACCAAATATTACACCATTAACTAGAAACCAAACTAACAAAACGGGTTATAATAATACATCAACAACCCATACAACTATTAATAATTTTTATAACACAAGATATGGAAACAACCTTCAAAAGTTTTATACCGAAGGAAACTTAACATATACAACAGATAACAATCTGACATTTACACAAACAACAAGTTTATTGAACACCCCGTATTTTATTAATGCAATTGTTGAATCGGGTGATTCGTCAGGAGATGAAAAATATACAAAACTTGGGTATTTGTTGTTAAACTCATTACCACTTTCAACACTTCACGAAAAGTATATCGATAGTGATAATGGAACCCAAAAGGATTATATATTTGCAAGTTTAAATAAATTTTCAGCGGTACACGAATTACCATACGCTTGGATATTGAAAATGGGTTCAGTTTGGTACCGATATAAAAAGTACATTGAAAACAATGAAGATATCTTAACTTCTATTTGGAAAGATTTTGACTACAAAACAAATTATGACCCAATTACTTCAAACCCAAAAAAAACATATAAAATACCCGTTGACGAAAATCCCACACCACAAGATTTTACACTGATAGGTTCTAATAGTATCCAAAGTGGGTTTTATCCAAAAGTAATAAATAACTTTTATAAAATTTTTACAGGTACTAATTTATTTGTTGATGGTAATAATGCAGAGACATATGATTTAAACAATACTACTGTTTTAGATGAGGGATTGGTGGTTGTTAATAGTTTTACCTATACTAGCAAACCAGAGGGACCAATTATAAGTTATTATTCATATCTTGATATTGCACAACAATATACAAATTTTTTTGGACCACAATATGAAGGTTATGTGTGTTTATTCCCATCCTCTGGTGTACAACCATTCCAACAATCCTACTTTGAATTAAGACCATCAACAAATTCATCACCAATAACTATTTCAAATATTGAAAATTCAAACCCAATGTATAACGGTAGTGTTAAGACACTATGGAATGCGCCAAACTACGGATGGTTTGATAATTTGAAAGTTAAACAACCAACACCATTTGAATATCTGAAATATGTTAGAACAGGAACAACCGAAAATCAACCTGATTTTGATATTGGTACTGAATACAGTTCAATTGAAGATTTATTTGGTGTTTTTTCTAAAGACCAATTAGATTCTTTTGAAACTGAATTTAAAGAATTCTGTAAAAAGGGTGGACAATCAAAAATATTTTCACCCGAAGGTGACAATACAACGTATGCTAATATTGTGAATTTATTTAAGAAAATGTTCCTTATCAAACCTCAATCAGGAAAAGACAATATTAATTTAGGTGCTCAACAAGCTGCTGAAATTACAGATGTTTTGAGTAAGTTTGTTAATATTAAAGTATACTTAAAAAATGGAAATCCAAAAAAGTTTAATAGACAACAATTTGGGTATTTTTCTAAAAACCCAAAATTTAAACCAGAAGGTCCCGATTTTAATTATGGTGGACAATATGTAAATTCTTATCCTAATGACCCAAATCCATTACCAAGTGAGGGTGGAAAAACTGTTGAACAGTCAAAAGCGGCATATCCCGAAGTTTGGAAAGCATTACAAAAATACGTAGGGTTTTCAACAATTAAAGGTATTGAATATACTAATACGGGTTCAACTGTTTATGATTTCTTTAGGGATAATGAAATTCCATTTATAAGTCGTAATATTGAATTGTTATATCCTTTAATTAGAATTTATGCAACTCAAAAGAATATAAATCCATTATATAATCCAACAACGTTCGCTAATGCTATTTCAACAATTTTAAACGTTGCGGAAACCAAACGTACAGCGATTGAACAACAATTTAGATTAAAGCTCCCATCATCTATTAATGGACCAAAACAACAGTCAACACAAAATGTTGATTCGAAATTGGATGGTGACATAATAAAACTTGAACAATGGGAATTATTTAAAGCGGTAAACGATAAATGGGTGGCTGGTAGAAACTTCAAAGAAAGACTACTATTTGAAGAATTTTTATTTTTTGATAAAGCTAATCGTGACATTGGTGATGAATTGATTATCAATACAGATACTATCAGAAAATATTGTACTTGGGATAATTCATCAAATTCAATTATGTCCTTAGTTAGACAAGTGATTGCTGATAACAGAATGAATTTTTTTGTTATGCCAGCTTATATTAATTTCTACGGTAAATCAACAGCAAGTAACACAAACAGAAACTCGTCGATTGTAAACAATGCCAATGATGTTTTTAGTACATTTACATATGTGGATAACATCAATTCTGCACCAAAATTCTTGTGTCAATACGTAGATAGACCATCGCAAACCCTGTCATTAGAAAATGACCCAAGTTATCCATTCAAAAGTGATTCTTTTGACTTGGGTGACCCAACAAACAATCCAATAATTCAACAGGGTTCTACTAATGAAAAAAATAGTAATAAAGCTGTTGGTTTTGTGGTGGATTTTGGAACCATCAATCAAAGTATTTTTAAATCTGTTGATATAAATCAAGAACAGGGTGTGACATCCTCCGAACAGATTCAAACAACTATTGATTTAGGAAATCAAGGGGCTGGTAAAAAAACCATGCAACAAACAACATCACTATATGATTTTTATAAAAACCGTTCCTATTCTAGTACCATAAAAACATTAGGTAATGTCATGATTCAACCAACCATGTATTTTGTGTTAAGACACATGCCTATGTTTAATGGAACATATATTATTAGAAACGTAAAACATAGTATTAGTCCGGGAAGTTTTAATACAGAATTCAACGGACAAAGGGTGTCTGCGAATATCAATACAAAAGTTTCCGATGATTTGGCTAGTGTGAATGAAGATTTTTCAAAAAAATTATCGGACAAAGTAAAACAATTTGTAACAAACAATACTTTGGTTACCTTTGATAATAATTCTAATCAGTATTTCACAGGTGAGCAATCCAAAGACCTTGTTTTATCGGCCAGAACACCTTATCAAGGGTTTATTGTACAAACAACAGATATTACAGTACAAGATTGTAGTGAAAATATTAAAGCAATCTATGGTCTAATTGAGTCAAGTAACTTTATTTCAAGTTCAATTACTGTCAATGAGTTAGTAACACTTATCAATAATTCAACAACAGATACCTTATTAAAAACGTATATGTTTTGTGTATTATATATGATGGGCAACCCAACAGATACTGATGTAAGATTACAATACAATCAAAATAATTTATACGGTGCTACTGTGGATATTAAACAACCAGGCGCTACTTCATCGTTAATTAAAAAATATAGATGTTTAACAACAGGTGAAAATTTTACTAGACCGTTTGCAACTTTTGATACAGTCAAAGATAGTATAGACTTCTTTAGAGACATCAACCAAAATAGGATACAAGAATATTTTAATCAGGCTGATGATGATGAGAAAAAAATACAAGCAATTATAAAGTTATTTTATAATACTTGGTATACATCAGGTTCACTTACAGTACCATATAATCAAAATACAAATTATAATACTTGGCTGGCAAACACCAGATGGGCATACACACAAGCAAAAATATCAGGTTTGTAATAAATTAAATAATCGTTATATTTATTAAGAAAAACAATATGAGTAATTTAAAAAATTTATTGGACAACTACTTACAGAAAGATACTGTTATTGCCGAAAAAGATTTAGGTAACGGATATAAAGAAGTTTGTGATTTACAGACTGGTGACTGTTATACTGTAAGATTAAAGGATGGTTTGATTGAAAGAGTGGACAACACTATGAAATTAAACAAAACATTAAGAGTAGAAACACCACAGGGTGTTAAAACATTATTAAACGGATAATCATGGAAAACAAAGTTTCAAAAACAATATTAGAGGAATTAAAAAGATATAATCAAATCAACAGTTATATTGTTGAACAAGACGCTGCGTTACCTCCACCACCAGCGGGTGATGAACCTGGTGCGGTTGAACCTCCACCACCTGCGGCTGATGATACAACATTAGGTGGCGCTACACCACCTGAAGGAGAAGCAGCACCTGAAACAGGCGCACCTATTGATATTGAAAACGACCCTGATGTTGAAGAAATTGAAACGGGTGATTCTGAAGGTGGAAAAAATGATAGTGGTACTGAAGAGTTGGATATTACAGAATTGGTCACCACACAGAAAGACATGCAGTCAAAGCAGGAAGAATACATGAATTCAATGATGTCTAAATTAAATGACTTAGAGGGTAAATTGGCTCAGATGGATTCAATCTTCGAAAAGATTAATTCAATTGAAGATAAAGTTGAACAATACAGACCAAAAACTGCACAAGAAAAATTAGAATTAAGGTCTTTAGATTCCGGTCCTTACAGTCAAAAGTTGTCTGATTTTTTTACTGAAAAAGAACCACAAATGCAACAACAGGGAAAAGAACAATATATTCTAACACCTGATGATGTAGAAAACTACGACAAGATGAATGTTAGAAAATCTTTTGACGTTGGTTTACAAAACTAATTTGATTTCTGAAAAAATTGTATTATACTTATCTTACATTAAAAGATAAAAAATACAATTATGATGACAGACAAAACATTTGATGCCGTTTTGGCGCAGTACGAACAAAACACAAAACCATTTGGTGACCAACCAATGATGTCACAAGAAGACAGAATGAAGCGTTATTTCGCGGCTATTCTTCCTAAAGGTGAAAATTCAGGACAAAGAAGAATTAGAATCCTCCCAACTACCGATGGTTCATCTCCTTTCAAGGAGGTATGGTTCCACGAAATTCAGGTAAATGGTACTTACAACAAATTTTATGACCCCGACAAAAATGAAGGTGGACGTTCACCTTTAACTGAGGTTTACGAAGAACTTATGAAAACTGGCAAACAAACTGACAAAGATTTGGCGGCACAGTACAAAGCTCGTAAATTTTACATTGTTAAGGTCATTGACCGAGACCATGAAGAGGATGGTGTTAAATTTTGGAGATTTAAACACAACTATAAGCAAGATGGTATCTTGGACAAAATCATTCCAATTTGGAGAGCTAAAGGTAATTTGACCGACCCAAATGAAGGACGCGATTTGATTATTCAATTGGTTAAATCAAAAACACCAAAAGGAAAAGAATACACATCAATTCAAACTGTAATGTATGATGACCCAAGTAAATTGTCGGAAGACCCTGAACAATTGGACACTTGGAAAAACGACCCAACAACTTGGGCTGACGTTTACTCTAAGAAACCTGTTGAGTACTTGGAAGCAATCGCTCGTGGTGAAGTTCCACGTTGGGATTCGGAAGCTAAAAAATATGTTTACGGTGATGACGCTACTGAAGTATTCGGTGGTACACCTGTGGACCCACAAGCAGGTATGTCACCTGACGAGGAATTACCATTCTAATAAACTAAAACACATCATGTATGGTATCTCCTATGGTACCATACATGATTAATTTATATCATATATGGCTATTAAAAAAAATGATTTCAGTTCAGTAAAGAAAAAATTCTCTACTTCAGCAAAATACAAACCTCAAAGATTTTTTGATTTGGGTTCTGACTTCTTGGACGCTGTAGGACTTCCAGGTCCTGCAATTGGGCACCTAAACATGTTCTTGGGTCACTCAGACACAGGAAAAACAACCGCTTTAGTTAAAGCCGCTGTTGATGCACAAAAGAAAGGTATTCTACCTGTATTCATTATTACAGAACAAAAATGGTCTTTTGAACACGCAAAGATTATGGGTTTTGAATGTGAGGAAGTTGTTGACGAAGAAACTGGCGAATCAGATTGGGATGGATTTTACATCTTCAATAATGATTTTGATTACATTGAACAAATTACAGATTACATCAATAGTTTGTTAGATGCACAAGAAAAAGGTGAATTGGATTACAGTTTATTATTCTTGTGGGATTCTGTTGGTTCAGTACCATGTAAGATGACTTACGATGGTAAAGGTGGTAAACAACACAACGCATCAGTACTTGCTGACAAAATTGGTATGGGTATCAACCAACGTATTTCAGGTTCACGTAAATCGGATTCAAAATACGAAAACACTTTGGTTATTGTTAATCAGCCTTGGGTTGAATTACCTGATAATCCATTTGGTCAACCAAAGATTAAAGCAAAAGGTGGTGAAGCAATTTGGTTGAACTCATCTTTGGTTTTCTTATTTGGTAATCAAAAAGGTGCGGGAACAAACAAGATTACCGCAACAAAAGACAAAAGAAGTGTTAAATTTGCAATCAGAACAAAAGTATCCGTAATGAAAAACCACATCAATGGATTGGGATATGAGGATGGAAAAATCATTGTAACCCCACACGGATTCTTGGCGGGTAAAGAAGCCGCAGAAGAAAAGGTATCTATAGAGAATTACAAAAAAGAATATGCCGATTATTGGAAAGATATTCTTGGTGTAACATCATTGGATTTCGAATTGAAAGAGGAAAAGGAACAAGAATAAATAATAAACAAGTGGTAAAAACTTTAATAGTTGACGGAGACAACTTATTCAAAATCGGGTTTCACGGGGTTAGAGATTTCTACCACGAAGGAAAACATATTGGGGGTATTTTCCACTTTGTTAATGTTCTTCGTAGATTCCTATCGGAATACAACTACGACAAGGTAATAGTTTTTTGGGACGGGAATAATAACTCGTCCCAAAGAAAGTTACTGTTTTCTGAATATAAGGAAAACCGTCGTTTAACAATGAACGAAGAAAAGAAAGAATCTTATTATGGACAAAAAGAAAGATTGAAACAATATCTTGAAGAAATGTTCATTAGACAAATTGGTATTGACAACCACGAGTGTGACGACTTAATTGCTTATTACACACAAATAAGTCAAGAAGAAAAAATAACAATTCTTTCTTCAGATAAGGACCTTACACAACTTATCACATCAAAAGTACACATGTACTCACCCATTGTAAAAGAATGGGTTACAGACAAACACAAGGTTAAATTAGGGACAATAGAAGTTCCGATTGCAAATGTCAAATTAGTTAAAATTTTATTAGGTGATAAATCCGATAATATAGAAGGAATTTATAGTTTTGGTGAAAAGAAATTAGTTAAATATTTTCCTGAGGTTGTTGAACAAGAACTTAATATTGACTATATTTGTACAAGAGCACAAGAACTTTTAGACATAGATGATACAATCAAACCACTTAAGAACTTATTATCGGGTACCACAAAGTCAGGTACCTACGGAAAGGAATACTACGATATTCGTGAAAAAATCGTTAGTCTGTCAAACCCTTTAATGACCGAAGAAGCCAAAAAAGAAGTAGAACTTTATTATTCAGAAGATATGGACCCCGAAGGTAGAGGTTATAAAAATCTAATGAAAATGATGATTGAAGATGGATTCTTCAAGTACTTGCCAAAACAAGACGACGCTTGGGTAGAATTCCTTCAACCAATTATGAAATTAACAAGAAAAGAAAAAAAACGATACAATAACAACAATTAATTATGAAAGAAACACAAGATTTAACGAAAATGGAGTTTGTAATTAAACTCAACGACAACATCGTTGTTCAAAGGTTTTTCAATGTTAAGGGTTACAATGAAACTGCTAAGTACAGTTTAGAACTTCATGATTACATGAAGGACATTGCCGACTACATGGAAAGATATTTGAAAGACAAAAGTTTGGACTACATGAATGAAAACGCTGAGTTGATTATGAACGACTCTTCAGTCATGAACACGTCAAAAACTGATGGACCTGAATGGTTTAACCTATATATCAAGATGGGTGAACAGACAATTTGTCATAGGGGTTTTGATGCCAAAGTGTACCCACCGAAGGCTAGATATACCGTAGACATACGACCAGAGATAAAAAACATTCTTAAGTCGTTAACTGACATTTTTTCAGGTGAAAATTTTTCTACACAATATATGAATTATCAACTTGCTTAATAGTATTTATCAACACAAGTCAAAACAAAAACAAGTATGTCAAGCGAGAAAAATTTCGGGTATTTAGGTAACACATTTCAAATTCAACTTATTAATCAACTTATTCTTAACAAAGATTTCGCACGTGCGATTGTTGATGTGTTGGATTCAAAATACTTTGATAATCAATATTTTAAAATCATTACACAAATGATTAAAGAGTATTACATCAAATATGAGAGTGTTCCTACGTTTGAAACTTTGGACCAATTGACTCGTTCTGAAATTAGTTCTGATAGTGCAAGAAAAATAGTTCTTGACACACTAATTCAAATTCGTGATGTAAGTTTTGAAGGACACCAATTTGTAATTGAAAAAGCACTTAAATTCTGTAAACAACAAGAGCTTCAAAAGGTTATGACTAAAGCTCAAAAAATTATAGATAAAGGTGATTTTGAAAGTTATGACCAATTAGAAGAGATGGTAAACAAAGCTCTTCAGGTTGGTGAAATCGAAGAAGGTGAACATGATGTTTTCACAAATTTGGACCAAGTGTTAGATGAAGATTACAGACACCCAATCCCAATGGGAATCGCAGGTATTGACAATCTATTAAAAGGTGGATTAGCAAAAGGTGAATTGGGTGTAATCTTAGCACCAACAGGTGTTGGTAAAACAACAGTACTAACAAAAATTTGTAACCACGCATTTAATTTAGGTTACAACGTTCTTCAAATATTCTTTGAAGACAACCCAAAAATTATCCAAAGAAAACACTTTACACTTTGGACAGGAATTGCTCCTGATGAACTTTCATTCCACAAAGATGTTGTTATGGAAAAAGTTAGAGACATTAAAGAAAATACAACAAACAAGTTGATTTTGAAAAAATATGCATCTGACACTCTAACAATGAATCAAATTAAAAATCAAATTAGAAAGATGATTGCTGAAGGAACAAAAATCGATATGATTAGTTTAGATTATATTGACTGTGTTGTTCCTGACAAAAACTTAGGGGATGAATGGAAAAGTGAAGGTTCCGTGATGAGAGGATTTGAAGCAATGTGTCACGAATTGGATGTAGCAGGATGGACTGCGACTCAAGGAAATAGAAGTTCAATATCATCAGATGTTGTAACTACTGACCAAATGGGGGGTTCAATTAAAAAGGCACAAGTAGGACACGTTATCATAACAGTTGCAAAGAGTTTACAACAAAAAGAAATGAAACTCGCAACAATAGCTATTACCAAATCAAGAATTGGACGAGATGGTGTCGTGTTTGAAAATTGTAAATTTGACAATGAACTCATGGAAATTGATACAGAAAGTTCAGTAACTTTCTTGGGTCTTGAAGAACAAAAAGAAGAACGAAATAGGAACAGAGTCAATGAATTATTGGCAAAAAGAAAACAACAAATTAATTAAAAATTTAAAGGAGAAAAATAAAAAATGGACGCATCACAAAAGATATTGTCAGACCTCACGGTGTATATGAAATACGCTAAATTCCTTCCTGATGTAAACAGGAGAGAAACGTGGGAAGAGTTAGTAACAAGAAACATGAACATGCACATCAAAAAGTTCCCACAATTAGCAGGTGAGATTGTGGAAGTTTACAAGTATGTTTATGATAAAAAAGTTTTACCATCAATGCGCTCAATGCAGTTTGGTGGTAAACCAATTGAAATTTCACCAAACAGAATCTACAACTGTGCTTATTTACCAATCGACCACTTGGACGCATTTGCTGAAAGTATGTTCCTATTGTTAGGTGGAACAGGTGTTGGTTATTCAGTACAGAAACATCACGTAGAAAAACTACCTGAAATTAGAAAACCAAACCCGAATAGAACAAGAAGATTCTTGGTTGGTGATTCTATTGAAGGATGGGCAGATGCAATCAAAGTATTAATGAAGTCTTACTTTGGTGAACATTTGTCAACACCTGAATTTGATTTTTCAGATATTAGACCAAAAGGGGCTCAACTTGTAACATCAGGTGGTAAAGCACCTGGTCCTCAACCTTTGAAAGATTGTCTTCACAAATTGAAAGGTATGTTGGACGCTAAAGAAGATGGTGAAAAGATGACACCAATTGAAGTTCACGACATGGTATGTCACATTGCAGACGCAGTTCTTGCAGGTGGTATTCGTAGAGCGGCATTGATTTCATTGTTCTCAGCTGATGACCATGAAATGATTTCATGTAAGTCAGGTTCTTGGTGGGAAACCAACCCACAAAGAGGTAGAGCTAACAATTCTGCGACTTTGGTTAGACACAAAATCACAAAAGAATTTTTCTTAGATTTGTGGAAACGTGTTGAAGCATCAGGAGCAGGTGAACCTGGTATCTACTTTACAAACGACAAAGATTGGGGAACCAATCCATGTTGTGAAATCGCTTTGAGACCAAATCAATTCTGTAACTTGTGTGAGGTAAATGTTTCTGACATTGAATCACAAGAAGATTTAAACAACCGTGTTAAAGCAGCTGCGTTCATTGGAACACTTCAAGCTGGATACACTGATTTCCATTACTTAAGAGACATATGGAAACGTACAACTGAAAAAGATGCATTGATTGGTGTATCAATGACGGGTATCGGTTCAGGTGTTGTATTGGGTTACAACATGAAAGAAGCTGCTAAATTGGTTAAAGAAGAAAACGTAAGAGTTGCAGGATTAATTGGTATAAATAAGTCGGCCCGTACAACTACTGTGAAACCCGCTGGTACAACATCCCTGACATTGGGAACATCTTCAGGTATCCATGCATGGCACAACGATTATTACATCCGTAGAGTCCGTGTAGGTAAGAATGAAGCAATCTACCAATACTTGGCAATGTATCACCCTGAGTTGGTTGAAGATGAATTCTTCCGTCCGCATGATACAGCGGTTATTTCAGTTCCACAAAAAGCACCTGAGGGGGCTATTTTGAGAACCGAATCACCCTTCCAATTGTTAGACCGTGTTAAAAAAATCACACAAGAGTGGGTTAGACCAGGTCACAGAACAGGTTCAAATAGTCACAACGTATCGGCAACAATCAGTTTGAAACCTGAAGACTGGGAATTGGCAGGTGAGTGGATGTGGGAAAACCGAGACTTTTACAATGGTCTATCAGTATTACCTTATGATGGTGGAAGTTACATTCAAGCACCGTTTGAAGATTGTACTGAAGAAGAATACGAAAGATTATTCTCTAAATTACAGTCAATTGACTTATCCAAAGTTGTTGAATTACAAGACAACACAGATTTGAGTGGTGAGTTGGCATGTGCTGGTGGAGCGTGTGAAATTAAGTAATCAAAATAAAACAATTAATAATTCGGAAGGGGGAAGTCAAAAACTTCTCCCTTCTGATTTTTATATTGAAAACGGAATTTATGTTTTCACAAAAGAGTTTCATTTAAAGAGAGGTAGTTGTTGTGGTAATGGTTGTAGACATTGTCCTTTTTTTCCTGCTCACAAAAAAGGGAATACAACTATATTTATAAACAATGGCTAATGGTGTAACTTATGGTATTAATTTTCCTTTTAATGATTCATTAAAGGGGGATTATCTTTCTTTGTCTCAAAATCCTGACCAAGAAATAAGAAGTAATTTAATTCATTTAATTTTAACTAGAAAAGGTAGTAGATATTATTTACCTGATTTTGGTACTAAAATTTATGAATTTATTTTTGAACCATTAGATGGTGTAACATTTGAATCAATTAAAGATGATATTAGAGATAATGTAAGTAAGTACATTCCTAATTTAATTATTAATGATATTATAATTTTACCATTTGATGAATATGAGTCAGTTGGTACTTTAAACTCTGAGAACTTAGGAAATGGTGTTTATAGGGTTGGTGGTAGAAATACTTCAGAATACACAGCTAAGATGAGAATTGATTACACAATCAGTGATAACGCTTTCCAATCAAAAGATTTCATAATTATAAATATTTAACATAAATGGCTGAAAAAAGAATATCCTATACCGTCCGAGATTTTGCCGCTATAAGACAAGAACTTATTGATTATACTAGACAGTATTATCCCGACCTAATTGACAACTTCAATGACGCATCAATTTTTTCTGTTTTAATGGATTTAAACGCTGCCGTAACAGACAACTTACATTATCATATTGATAGAAGCATACAGGAAACTGTCCTTGAATTTGCACAACAAAGAAGTTCAATATATAACATAGCAAGAACTTACGGTTTGAAAATACCGGGAAACAGACCATCAATCGCGGTTTGTGATATAACAATTAATGTACCCGCTTTAGGTGACAGACCTAACCCTGATTACATGGGTGTTTTAAAAGCTGGGTCACAATTTGTTGGTGCGGGACAAACATTTGAAAATCCAAATGACATTAATTTTGCGTCAGCATTTAGTTCCTCAGGAGAAAAAAATCAAAAAGTAATACCAATTTTGGATGCGTCAAACAACATACAAAGTTATAATATTATAAAAAGAGAGGTTGTGGTAAACGGTATCACAAAGGTATTTAAAAAAGTTATAACACAAGCAGATGCGACACCATTTTTAAGTTTATTTTTACCTGAAAGAAACGTGGTTAATGTATTGTCAATAATACAAAAAGACGGAATTGAATATAATAATATACCATCGTATCAAGAATTCTTAAGTTCAGTTGGTAAATGGTATGAAGTACAAGCATTAGCCGAAGATACAATTTTTGTTCCTGACCCATCGAAACCAAGTGATACCTCTAATATAAAAGTTGGAAAATACATCAAAAGTGGTAATAGATTTATAACTGAGTTTACGCCTGAAAACTTTATGAAGTTGACTTTCGGTGGTGGTAATACAACAGCTGATGACCAATTAGCTAGCTTTGCACGAACAGGTGTGACTTTGAGAGTAAACGATTATCAAAACAATTTGAGTTTAGGATTCATTCCAACACCGAATACAACTTTGTTTATACAATATAGAGTTGGTGGTGGTCTTGAAAGTAATGTTGGTGTTAATATTATTAATACTGTTGGTAATGTAAATTTTGATGTAAATGGACCATCGATTGAAATTGCAAACGCTGTTAGAAATTCAATCCAATGTACAAACGTTACTGCGGCTATTGGTGGGGCAAATCCACCATCTGTAGAGGAAGTTAGAAATTATGTTACATTTAACTTTGCATCACAAAACAGAGCGGTCACTCTTGGTGACTACTACTCGTTAATACAAAAGATGCCGGGTCAATTTGGTGTTCCAGCTAAGGTTGGTATTTTGGAAAATAACAACAAGATTAATGTAATTGTGTTAAGCCAAGATGATAATGGTAAAATGACTCAAAATGTTCCAAAAGTTTTGAAAGATAACATAGCATCTTTCTTGTCTAACTATAGAATGTTAAATGATTATGTAAGTGTTGATACTGGCAAAGTTATTGATTTAGCATTTGAAATTTATATTACAATTGCAAAAAACACAAATCAAAATTCAATCATATCAGATGTTGTAACAAAAGTTAGTGATTATATGTTACCACAAAACAGAGAATTTGGTGAAGATGTTTTAATTTCTGAAATTAAAAGTTTGGTCCAAGATACTGAAGGTGTTATTAACATATCAGATGTTAAGGTCTTCAACAGAGTCGGAGGAAAATATTCAACATCTCAGACCGCACAAAAATATCAAGATTCCACAACAAAACAAATTAGATTGATTGATGATGTTATAAATGCACAACCAACAGAATTCTATCAAATTAGATACGATAATTTAGATATTGGTATTCGTGTTAAGCAGTAATCTTCACAAGAAAATTACTTCGACTATTTTTGTAAAATAATACTTTAACTATTTATGAGAAAGAACAATTATGCCTAAAAGTTATAGGATACGAACATCAGTAGGAAATAGTACACAATCTGACAAAAGTATCAAAGTACAAGTTGACCAAGATTTCGATTTCTTGGAAATTCTTTCTTTGAAACTTACTCAGTCTGATGTGTATAGAAGTTTTTGTTCTGATTACGGAGTTGTGGTTGGTCGTGTGATTGCCAATGGTGGGTATGGTGTTCCAAACGCCAAAGTATCTGTTTTTGTACCAATTGATTTAGTTGACCAAAATGACCCCGTAATATCGGCATTGTACCCATATAAAAATGTTTCGGACAAAAATGAAGATGGGTTCAGATATAATTTACTACCCTATACACCTTCATATGAAGGACACGCTGCCACAGGAACTTTTCCAACAAGAGAGGATGTTTTAACAAGAACAGAAGTATTACAAATATATGAAAAATATTATAAGTACACAGTTAAAACTAACGAGTCGGGGGATTACATGATTGTTGGAGTTCCATTAGGAAACCAACAAGTTATTTTAGATGTTGATTTGTCTGATATGGGTTGTTTCTCATTAAGACCAACCGATTTAATTAGAATGAATCTTGGTAACCCGAAACAGTTTGACGGTAACCAATTTAAAAGTTCATCTGATTTAGCATCATTACCACAAATTGTCAATCAAAGAAAAAGTATTTCAGTTTCTTCTTTTTGGGGAACAGGAGATGTTTGTGATGTTGGCATAACAAGGGTAGATTTTGATTTAAGAGATTCAAACATAACAATTGAACCGACGGCAACATTCATGGGGTCAATCATGACATCAAATGATTCTGTTATGTTAAAAAATAATTGTAAACCAAGTTCAGAACAAGGTGACTTATGTGGAATGGTTGCGGGACCTGGTAGAATTTTAGCGGTAAGACAAACAATAAATGTGGATACAGATGGTGACCCAATATTAGAACAGTATCAGTTAGAACAGGGTGGAAAGGTCATTGACGAAAATGGTGCTTTTGTTGTTGATGTACCAATGAATTTAGATTATGTGTCAACCAATGAATTCGGCGAATTGATATTTTCAAATAATCCAAGTGTTGGTATTCCAACAAAAGGTAAATACAGATTCAAAATTAAAACCGATGATGGTGAAAAAGAAGTCAGTGCTGTACAGACATCTAATAGTATCATTGGACCTAGTTTATTAAATCTTTCTGCTTTTAACCCAAAAGGTAGTTTATTAAGAGGAAACTTTTTGGTTCCAAATATTAAAGAATATGGATGGACTGGTAACGTTGACCCAGCAACTAGAAGTAGTGAAACTACAATTTTTTCACCAATATTTGGTGATAATACAAAATTAATAGAAACAAGAACTTTTACATATTCAGACTTTGGTACAGGTGGTAAAGCATTATTAATTAAATCAATTACAGGTGAATATAAAAGTATTACCTATAAAATTAATAATGTTGTTGATAATTCTAAATGGGTTGACTTACCAAACGGAAATGAAACACTTGAAATTACTGTTGAGAAAAAAACAACCACTGAAGTTGTAAATGGTGTTGTAATTGAAACTCCACAAACAATCACAATTAATTTTGATAATTACGATTATAACTTTTCATTATTCCAAAGGTCTTACGCCTTTTCTTTAAATTGGGACGATTATCCTAATAAAACTTCCGCAATTAGCTGTCAAGATTTTTTCTATGAATTTAATTATAATAAAGTTTATACAACAGCACAATTAATTGATGAATATAGAAAGGGAACTAATAGAAGTAGATTCTTATCCATCAAAGAAATATTAGACCGAAGTTGTGATTCTGAGGTAAACAAATTTCCAATTAATGATGGGGTAAGAAATTTTGACCTTTTATATTTTATAATTTCAATTTTGTTCCAAATATTTGGAATTGTCGGTGGTTTATTTATAATTGTTTATCATATTGTTAAATATTTATGGAATAAATTACTACCTTTACTTTTTACATTACTACTTACCTACGCCGTAAGTAATATATATTGGTTGAGTGTTGACCTTGCAAATGCCTTTATTAAATCAACTTTAACTTTTGGGGCGACATTATTAGACGTAGCGCCAACTATAGGTAAAATAGTGCTTAATGGTGCTTTTATTGTTGGAATTACTCTTTTATTAATTAAAAAATTTAAATTTCCATCATTTAATTTACCAATGATGACCTATCCTGATTGCTCAACATGTGATTGTAATACAACAGGTGACAATAATTTTGCAATTGATACATTAGTAAATGGTGACATTAATTCCTCACCATTGGCGGATGTAACTTTATCGGGTGTCTACGTATCTTTTCCAGAAATTGATGATGATGATGAAATATTAAGAATTAAGAAAAATGCTGGATTTGGTCAGGTAATGGCAGGTAATTCCGTTGTTGAAACTAAAAACTTTGCACGTACACCGTTTTATACTAATACATTAAATGAATATTTTTGGAGTAAAAACGAATTACCAATTCCTGAAAGAATTAACTTATATAATACAAAAGGACATTATTTTGAAACTTTACCTGGTGGAGGTTCCAACAGAATTAAAGTTTATCCAAATTACCTGGATAATGGTGGTCAAATTTCTTTCACAAACGCTGAGTTTTATGAAGACCAACCAATGGTTTTTTTGGTAGACGCAAACGCCATAACAACGTTTCAAACAGGAAATTTAATAACCTTTGTTAATTTATCTCAAACTTACGATGTTAATATTTTAAGTGCGTCAACTGTAGAAAATGGGTTAAATAATTACTCTGTAACTGGAACAACAATATCCTCAGGTACAACTTCTTTAAATATTAGTTACGCAAATCCGAACGGTAGTGGTACAATTACAAAACCATTTAATATCTATCAAAC